GATGAAAACGTGTTTAGCTCAATGTCTCAGGCACAGCTACAAAAGTCTTTAATGGGCAAGGTAATAAAGGATGAAGCTTTTGTATCGTGCGGAACGGCAAAGGGAAAGGGCTTTGGAGGCAACATTTTCAATATATATGCGCCGAAGGGAACTAAGGCCATTTATGCGGAGCCATTCTCAGAGTATGGAGGTAGTAAGAGTAAGATATGGGACGGCAAGAGTAAAACCACCCTGCACTATGAACTTGAAACAATAATACAAAAGGGTACTTCTTTCAGAATAACAAAAGTCGAAAAGAAGTACGGTACAGTCTATATAGACATGGAAGTTGTGTCCCAATAAAGGTTTAAAAAACGCTTGTCCTCAGACTCATACTTGTCGGGAAGGTGAACCATAAGAAGCTCAAAAAGCCAAAGCTTAAAAAGCTCGTCCTTATCGATGGGCTTTTTACTTAGAACATCTTTCCACTCCTTCTCAGCCGAAATATTGAAGTGCCATGCATCAATGTTGAAGTTGCCTTCATTGAATTTCTCTTCAAATATTTTTTCATAGTCCCAGAAGCCATGTTGAGTGGTTTGTTTATCCCTATTGAATGGGTTGTTCTCTTCGCCTTTATAGTAGCGATACATATCGTATTTTGGCATATTATTTTATTTAAAGTTAGGTAATCACAAGAGAAAAAAGGGCAAGGTACGAAGTTACTCGTACCTGCCCAAACTAAATAAATGGTTAATTAACTATCTACAAATCATACATCCCAATTATTCCGGCATCAAATTTTTTGATTACATCGATACACTTCTCATATTTTGATTTGTAATCAACACCATCCGGAATTTGTTTTTGTATATCAAACCTGCAGTAATAAATCAAATCAAGGCTTTCATCATGGATAGAAATTTTATTATCCATGGTCTCAACTTTGTATTCTTTATTATCTTCCAGGTCTATGGTAGCTGGTACTACCTGCCTGATTGCACCATAAAGGCGCTTGATTTCATTTCCTTTTAATCTGCTCATAGTGCGTTTTTTATTTGGTTAACTAAATCTAAATGGTTTGTGCCTGACGTTACCAGAACGGGGATAGCACCGTTCATCATTCCTTTGATTAGAATTTCCTTTTCGTTATAGGCATCGCCCCCTGGTTCTTTTTGCATATCAACTATCCGATCCGAGTTAAGGTTGGCTTTTTTAACTAATATAACCCCGTTGCACTTTCCTTTTAGTCCGTGCGTAGCAAATCGGTAGGCAATGCTTAGGTTCGTGGTCCAGCTGGTAAAGTTGCTATTGGTTTCACCATCACGATGAAGCCAAGGACTATTGTGCCCACCAATTGGTTTGGCTATTCCATCAAGCGCGTAGTCATAACCAGGATGGCCAATCGGCACCCCTCGATAAATGAACTGAACGTTATCGGTTTTAGATAATGTTCTTGGTGCGGTCTGTGGCCGTGTAAGAGTTCCACTAGATGAATAAGCAAATAATACAATTATACTGGCTATTACTCCTAAAAATATTAAGCCTACTCCTGAATTTGTTGCGGTGTTTTCCATTGTGTTGCGGTTTTTAAATTAATTAATATTGATTGTTTAATAAATGATAGCTTATTTAATATCCGTAGCTGATTGAAACCATATCATATCCACCGTACAACCTGGTTTGAAGTTCGTATGAGCCGTCGGAAATAACTGGATGGATACATAGGTGTTCATACTTAATATGAATGCTATTGTATATTTTGAACTTAATACCGGCATACCATTCAGATTGAAGTGGCCTAAATGAAATATTTATGGACTTGTTCATGTATAGATAATTGTCGAAGTATAGAGACAATCGGTTGACGGTATACTCCGCCCCTATTCTTGTCCTAAAATATCCATAGCGCATTAATGCATCCGCCTCCACCATACCTGTTGAAGTGGATAGCGATTTCACATTTTTTGTACTATATCCGCCAATAAAATAGTCGAATGAAGCTCTTGGCTTAAGCTGCCCAAAGGCTGTGATGCCAATCAATAGGCATGTAAGTAGTAAATAGAATCTCATATAAATCAATTTTGAATAGCGAATAGAACAATAGAATAGATGGTTGCCGTTAAAAATAAAATGAATAGAAAGTTTTCAACCTTCTTGTTCGTGCTAGTTGCGGCATCGGCCAGCCTGTAAAGTTTATTTTTCATTATGTTGCGGTTTTTAATTGTTATTACCTTTTTTGGTAGTTAGCCTCCCTGACGATGCTTTCATATAAAGGCCTGTGCAAATCATTGAATCTTATACGCTTATTTCTTCGCGTTTTTAATACTAAATTGACGGTTAAAGCAATAAGGGCTATCGGTGCAAGTATTAATAAAATCATAGGTTTAAAATTTTTTAGTGTATCACAGTGATACAAATATAAATACATTTATTTAATATAAGTACTATTTATTGAAATTATTTTTTACATTTCACGAGTTGGCAATTTCCTATTTCCATGCTTCCGGAGCAACTTACCTTTTCTGATTATACAAAACTTGTTGGAATATGGTTTGTCCTCTCCAATGATAAAGTCATACAGTCGATGCTGACTCACTCCTAGAGTAATTGTCGAAAAATGATCGTAAATAGCGGCAATAGATCCGAAGTAATGGTGTCCACCTGCCATGAATTCAACATGAAATATAGTTCCTGGTTTTTTCATAATTGTCGTAATGATATTTTAATGCGTTAATGCTAATCTATTAGCTATTTTGGGAATATTGTTTTGTACTATTTTTACAATTTTATCGTGGTAATTTGTTGATTTGTTATTCTTGCCACGAGCCTGTTTTACCTCCATCTGGCTTAATGATACCTCCACGGTTTCAATTGGCATATTGTTTATTCTTGCCGAAAGAATTAATGAGTCGGGCTTTTTATAATATTCATTTGTGAAGAGACAGTGCTTCAGCTCGTCACCCTCGTTCATGAATTCCTCCACAGTCTCTAATACTTTCACGTTTATTTCTCCATCTTCGAAAGATAGTCCAAAAAAATTAGATCTGGTTTCCTCAAATTCAATTTGGTCTATTTCAATTTGCTGCCTTAGCTCTTTGATGCGCTTTTTATTTTGCAGGTCTCTCTTCCTTTTAACAAGCTTGTCATGTTCCTTATCGAGATTATCCGGGCAAATGAATTTCGGATTATGAAGATCCTTATTGAAATATTCCAAAAGTTCAATGTAGTCAATCCAGGTCTTGACGTCTTTAATAATATAATTGTTCCGGATGCAAATCTTTATCTGTGCCCAATGACCCTCTATATTATTAAGGCTATTTTTATACGCCCTCAATACCTCTATTTGATTTGATTTGTATAGGGTTTCGCAAAATGAACTACTTAGAATAAGCGAAAAAAGTATATGTGGAGCCATACCATAAAAATGACCCCTGAGTCCATTCCTTTTCACTATTGGCAAAATACCTCTTACAGGATAAATCTTGTATGGCTGCAAACCATATCTTAAAATTGAACGCTCGGTTTCATTACGAACCTCCATCTCACTATCTAGTTTCCATTGATCGTAATAGTGAGATAGCCCCATAACAGATAAAGACATTGTAGTCACCACTCCCGATTCATCAATCCAATGTTGCATTACCTCCGTAATGGAATGGTAAACAGGATCTCCCTTCCTCACTCCTTTCGATACATAAAACATTCTTACAACCTGCATTCCGGCTTTTGTTGTGAGAATTCCAAAGTACTCCTTGTTGCTGCAATACTTTGTTCGCATTTCCTTCATTTTGAGATCAAGTCCGCATTCCGGGCAAGTGCATCCGGCTATTGAGGATACCATAACGCTTGAGTCGTTCCAGGAGTGACCACATTCAAGACAATAAAGAACCATTTTGGACCTTGCAGCTTCTTTTTCAAAGCAGTTATTGAAGGCCCAGAATGACTGTCTTACCGTAATTGGTTTAAGCTTTGCGCTCAAACCAACCACCTTTTTTTGAAGTTCTGTTTTTGGCTTCATGCTAAAATAATGAAGATTGGACAAATTGTTCGGGCTCGTTTTTTTTAGGAGTGGGTTTTTTAGTTAACCTTTCCTGCTCCGTTGCAATTACATTTTTCATGGCCTCTTTCTTTGCCTCCGCAATATCTTCAGCTGTTAGCTCCACACTCCTATTTACAACTACATTACAGCTTATTTTTTCTCCAACTTCTAGGTTATCCTCATCGTAGTAATGGGCTGCCATACCGAAAATTTCAGCATCGGTAAAACCCGAGCAACCCGATTTTTTAACCTCATTTAGAATGTAGATTATACAGTCGTCAATGTTCTTGGTTTCTTTGGCCAAACTGGCCGCAAACAGGCTGTCTGTGGCTGCCATTTCCTGAAGCTGAGCTTCTACTACTTTCTTAAAACCTTCTGTACCTTTCATATCTAAAATTTTAATGTTAATTGATTGTCCTCTTTTCCGTTAAATAATTTAAAATATACCTTACGAAGCTTCTCCCTTATGAGCTCCCGTTCCTCAATAGAAACATGGTTCTCGTCGGCAACAAAGTTTTGATATAGTACCTTGTCGATATTTCCGTAATACGGTTTCTCATCAATGAAATATTGGTATTTAGTAAACTCCCTGTTACTGACATCGGCATCAACTGATTCCTCTTTTGTCTGTATCCTGGAATGAATTACATGCATTCGCTTAGCAACCCAATTTTCAAGTTTAGATGGATTATGGCTTGAATTTTCAAAGTATACTGCCAGCTCCACCTTGCGCACAACCTTTTCAGTCAATTTGCTAAATCCGTAGTATACTTTCATCTTAATTACTATAAACTTCAACCCCTGCTTTCTTTGTCCGCTCTGTTCCTTTAGACTTTTTATCAGTCTTTTGAGGAAGCACCCAACCTTTAATTTTAGCAACCCTGCGGTTGAATTCCATCCAGACCTTTTCGTCTACGAATTCAAAGTGCATAGTTCCTTTTTTGTAACCACGAACCCGAAAGAAATCGTTCCATTGAACCCATTCACCCCAATTAGTCTGATTTCTGCTGAAAAACGCTCCTAGATCATTTCTCTCTTTTATCTTTTTGCCGTAGCTATCTATTTTATCTGTCTCCTTCATGCAGACATCGTCATAGTTCTTTCCGGTAAGGTGGCACAATGCCTTAACAATATCGTCCAGGCGGCTAGCACTAGAGTAGCTTGTTCTCACATGTTGAGTTGGCCACCTTGAATCATAATCGCAGGTGTAACCACGAATAAAACGCCTATTGATTTTATAACTACTGTTGGTTTTCCACTTCTCGCCAGCTTCCGAGTTATCAGCTGACAGGCTGCAAATATGGTCGAAAGCTTCAACCAATACTTTGTCCATCCTGCTGCCATGAGTACCAAAAATAATCTCAAGCATCTTGTAAATGTTGCTCATGGTAAACGGAATGTGCTGCTGCTGCTCAACGAACTTGTTAATGTCGGCCATCACTCCGCTGGTAACATACTTTCCCATGTTCATTTTTTCGAATATGGATCTCCATGCAGATTTTTGAAGCTCTTTTTTAAATACGTCCCTTGTTATGCTTGCATGTTGCACCCCACTTGATGTGTAAGTTTGATGCGCTCCAAATGAAATGCCCAGGCCGTTTGCGATGGGTGATATCATCTTGTTTATTGCGGTACTTGATTCGATCACGTTGTCGAACATTTTAACCGCTGCCACGTACCTGTTTACTGTTTCGCGGACATCGTTGTGTTTCATGATACCTGAACCGCTTACAACATCTTCCTGCTCCTCGTTCATGTCAAAGAAATAATCTTCAAATTCGCTTTCGCCTGATTTTGGTTTGAACATTTTAACCAAGGCTACATCGATATTAGTTGTACGTTCTGCGGTTGAAAATACGTCGCCAATGTTTGACCAATGCCCATACTTTTCAATTGTTTCACCAAGTACAGTCCTGCCGGAGGAGTATCTGTTTTTTACTGTTTCGGCATTACAAAGGGCAATAATATTACAGCCATCCGGTGCAATATCCCAGGCATGTTTAATGTGCTTGTCGGCATTTGAAAAAGGAGGGTTCATGATCATAAAGTCAAGATGCGAAACCTCCTCAGCAGTTACATTGAAAAAGTCATAACTTAGGAAATAATCAGCCTTTTTCATGGAGATGTGAGCAAGTTCCAAATTACTTTCACATGCCCAAACCTCAGCTCCATGTTCCTTTAATGTATCAATAATATGGCCTGAACCCGAAGAGGGTTCAAGCACTTTTTTACCAACCATGTCAAGGCCGGTTATCATCATTTCAATAACATGTTTTGGTGTTGGGAAAAATTCTTTGCTAAACATAAATTGTATTGTATTAGTGTGATACGTTGCTACTTAAAAAATTATAAATTGTTAGAAACCATCCAAACCGCTAAAGCAGCCCGGCATTTTTTAATATTATCACGAACGCAGCTAAAAAGCTTGCCTGATTCGTGGCGATAATCATATTGCACAAGATTTCCTTTTTTGGGGTGATTGAAATGCTGATACTTTTCACGTTCTAAGGCGGTGGTGGAACATCCACTTTTTGTTAATTCAGGTGTGTAGTAATCATGCATGTTGATGTGCATATTTGCCTCTAAAGAATTTCTAAAATTTGTTCTCATACTGTTGCGGTTTAAATATTAATAACTGTATTACTGTGATACAAATATAATACATATATTTAATATATGTATCTTTTAAAGCAAATATTTTTAAATTATTTTTCTTTGCCCATGAAGTCCGCACAAATAGTGCATAACTAAATCGTTTAAAATTAAACGTATTACAGTAATACAGTTATTTTTACTTTTCAAAACTGGTTTTAACGCAAATAAAAAGCACATGAAAGACAAAATTCTCGCATTACTGATCGCAAAATTTGCAGGCGTGCGTAAAGATGGACTGGCACAATTGGCAACAGCCTTGTCGTTACAGGCCGAAAAAGAAGAAGATGCAACAGCAATTATCGAAAAAATGTCGCCCGAAAAGGTGAATGATTTCGTAAAGGACTGGCGCAAAGAAGTTGATAAAGAGGTGTCAACCTCCACCAGGACCTTTGAAAGCACTCTAAAAGAGAAGTTTGATTTAGTCGAGAAACATAATCCTGATTCCGGCAAGGATAAAAAAGGAACTCAAACAGACACAACGGACATTGCCACTATTGTAGCCAATGCTATAAAAGCAGCAGTAGCTCCATTGCAGCAAGAGCTATCAGCATTCAAAGGTGAAAAGATTACCGAGTCAAGGCTTCAGCAGCTACAAGGCAAGTTTGCAAATGTTCCTGATTCCTACAAGAGTCAAAGACTTGCAGACGCTAAGATGTTCATCAACAGTATGGACGATGCTGCCTTTAGCGAATACTTGACAAAGACGGAAGGCGACATCACAGCGTTCAGCCAGGAACTAGCCGACAAGAATTTGGCAGGTCACGGGAGACCATTATTGGGAAAGACTAACAACGATGGGGTATCCTCCGCAGTTGCCAGCTTCATAACCAGCAAGTCTCCAGATAATGCCAAGGTATTGACAGGCAAAGAAATTTAATTATGTCTAACTAAAAATTTTAAAGCAAATGAGCTTAAAAATCACTCGCGCGGCTGATAACCGTGTAATCAAAGCTATATTGCACCGAGTGGCCGACGTGCCAGGTGGTGTAACTGTTAGCGTTGCCGATTTGGGTGGAGCCGGTTTATTCGAAGCCACACCGATTGGTTATTCCGCTTCCGATGGAATGTTCCATGTTTGTAAAACTGCTTTAATCGTTACCGATGCAACCAACGTTGCCACGACTTACGATATCGCAAAAGGATCTCACTTCAAAGTTGGCGACGGGTTCGCAACCGAAGGAGCAAATGGCCAGTTAATTACTGCCATCGATAAAACAACCAACGCCGATAAGGATGTTGTAACTGTTGGAACTACTCTCGGAGTTGTTATTACAGCGGCTTCTAAAACTGTTGCTTTCCAGTCAAACGCTGGTGACAAAGTTGTGAAATATCCTCCTACTGCAATCGCAGGTTCTAACTATGACGTTCTACCAAGCGAAAGCTTATTCGTGGACGCATGGGTTATGGCTGTTGTTAAGACTGGCAATGCGCCTGCTGTAAATGCTACCCTTACCGGTACCATGAAAGGAATTCATTACATCGTTTAATCTTAAAAAATAAGAATTATGCAGAAATCATTAATGGTAGGGTTGAACGAGAAAGACATGCAGGCTGTCATCAACACCTACGACTTGAAGCCTTATTATTACCCAACATTGTTTCCACTTACTGAAACTCCGTTTCTGACTTGGAAAATGCTTGAAGGACAGGCCGGATTAAAAATCGCCGCTGACTTAATTGCTCGTGGTGCTACCATCCCGAAAAAGACTCGCCAGGCTATCAGCCGTATTCAAGGTGATATTCCTAAGATTTCAATCTCTCGCCAAAAGCTTGAGGATGAATTGACCGAGTATGACATCATGCTTGCTATGGCCAGCAACAATCCAGACCTTAAGGCCTTGGTTGAATTTTGGGCAGAAGATGCCGAGTTCTGCTGGACCGGTATTGCCGCTCGTGCAGAATGGATCGCTTTGAAGCAGATTTCACTTGGTAAAGTCACTTTCACGAACACCAACAATGCCGGTATTATTACCGAGTACGATGTGGATTATCAAATCCCAGCAGCTCAGAAATTTGGAGTTGTCACTTTGTGGGCAACCACCGCAAGCGCGAAACCCTTCTCAAAGGATTTTCCTGCTGCTATTGCAAAAGGTAAGGCAATTGGCGCTACTTACAAGTACGCTTTCATGAACACTGCAACCTTGGCTAAATTGGTGCAAACCGACGAAGCAATCAAGCAGTGCGCTTCTTACCTTTCAAACCTTTCAGGTATGGCACAGACACCTGCATTGTCAGATGTCAACTCAATGCTTATGAGAAAGGTTGCTTTCAGCGGCTTGCAGATTGTCGAAATTGACCAGGATATCACTATTGAACTTGGAGATGGTTCCAGAACAACCGGAAACCCATTCGAGAACGATGTGGTATTATTCTCTGAAAGCAAAGTGCTTGGAAAGACCCATTGGAAAAAACCAATTGACATGAACTTGTCAAATTCAGTTGCCATGAAGGCAATGAACGGTCATACCATGATCAAGAAATATTCGGATGAATCGCCTGTTAAGGAGGTTACTGAGGGTATTGCTAACTTGTTCCCAGCATGGAACTTGGCTGGCCGTTCAACTCTGTTGACAGTTGCCAACGCATCAACTTGGAATAAATAGAGGGTGAGTCCGAACGATAGCGATTACGCTCTTTAGTAGGACCCCTTTTTAATTTTAGCCAATGACAAACTTAGAGGCACTATCAGCAGCAGTTAATTATCCGGTTGAGGAGATAAAGCTTAATAAGGTACTTATAGATAGAGGTCTTGTTTATTACGAGACATATCCGGGTATCAATAAAGCATTTGAACTGGCAACCGCTGACTTGTATACATTGCTTGTTTCATCTGCCAACATTGGTGAAGGTGGGTATAGTATCTCGATGACTGACAAGAGCAACATGCTCAAGCTGGCGTCTGGCATATTATCCAAGTACGGTATTGGAAACCCTTTGAAACCATCTATTCGTAACCGTTCAAACCGCTGGTAAAATGAAACAATATCCACATTATCTGTATATCCGAGTTGTAGGAGCTTCCGTTCAGGATGGCGAGGGCAACTGGACAACACCATCTGATAGTTGGGTATTGCATTCTGCTTGCAGGGAGGAGACAAACGGTAAAGGCTCAGTGATAAATTCTCAGGATGGTAAATCGATTTTGTTTTCGTCAACGGTATATCTTCCCAAAATAGCTCCCAGAGTTAACGAGGGAACGGAGGTGCAAGTTAGGGAATCAATCGAGGCCACCGGGTTTGTTCGTATCCAGAAAACAATATTAAAGTTCGAGAATGGGCAATTAAATTGTAAGGTATGGCTATAACTCCCAATTTCACACAGGCCGACGTTAAAGCAAGGTTTGATAAGTTCCTTGGAATTGTTGAGAGCAGGGCTATTAAAAGGCTCCAATACCTTGGTGAAATTTGCGTGAAACATGCAAAGGAAATTCCTGCAGGTAGCGGCTTCACAGACCAAACGGGAAACCTCAGGAGCTCAATCGGGTATATGGTTTTTGTGAGGGGTGTTGCGGTTCATGAGTTCTATGAGTCCGTTAACGGTGGAGCTTTGGGCGTATCAACAGGAAAGGCACTTGCAAGCAAGGTTGGTGCAAAGTATAAGGATGGTATTGCACTTGTGGTTACTGCCGGAATGGACTATGCTGTTGCGGTTGAATCAAGGGGAAAGGATGTTCTTACATCGGCAGAAAGTTTAGCTAAAACTGAACTACCAAGGATGCTTGCAGAACTAAAAGCCAATATCAATAAAGCTTTAAAATGAAACAGACATTTGACACCGATTCGATATTATTTGGAATACTTAAAGGCAATACAGAGCTTGAGGGTGTGATAAGTGGTGGTATATATATTCGACAGAGGCCAGACAATTCAATCAAAGAGGATATTGTTGTAAATACCATTGACTTGACACAGGAATATGCTCCTCAAATTGGAACATCAAATATCAATATCCATTGCCTTGATATGCCTGTAATTATTGAAGGTACCCAGCAGAAAAAAGCAAACTTGGCACGGTTAAGAAGTATCTCAGAGCTTGTTCTTGGCATTGTTAGAGCTGTTAAAATAGATGGACTAACATTCACTCCATCCAATCAAACACTCATTCAGGAAGCTGAAATAAATCAGCATTACGTAAATATTAGAATCAATTGGAATATTCATTAAAACATTAAATCAATATGTCTACAATAACATTAGGCTTATCAGAAATTCAGGCCGGAACAGCCGCGCCTGGTGGAACTATGCCTGCCACCACCAAAATCGGCAAGACCTATAAGGATTCATGCAAAATGGTACAAGCAGCCGCAGATGTTACCGAACACTTCGAGGAAGGTAAAGCCTCTCCAGAAGTTAGATTGAAAGCTAAGAAAATGCCAGTTTTGACATTTTCAATCATGGACCCAAGCCCACAATTACTTTCCGACTTTGTTGGAGGTACCATTGTTGCTGGCAAGTGGGGATTCGATGGTAGTGAGGTAGTTGCCAACAAAGCAATCAAGGTATTGACCGAGCAGGGGCTTGTGTTCGAGATTCCCAACGCGGATATCGAGGCCGTTATCAATGCCGAATTCAGCAAAAAAGGGATCACCCTTGTTGATTTCACAGTAACACCAATGGCCGTGACAGCTGGAAAAGCTATTACAGCTTATGATGCTACCACAGGATTAGTTGTTAACCCAACCACATTGTCGTTTACTTCAGCTGCTGATGCAGTGGGTAAAACAATCACCGCCACTTCAACTGGTAACGTAACATTCGCCGGTGCCGAAGCAGGAGCTGACTGGATCACCGTGACAAGGGCACTCAAGGTTGTGACCGTGAAAGTATCTGCAAACGCAAACAGCGAAAGCAGAACTGCCAACGTAACCGTAGTTGCTGATGGTGTAAGTGCTGTTGTACCTGTAACTCAGGCAGGGGTGTAGTAGTATATACTTAAGTTAGTTATAAACGAAAAGCCACGGAATAAATTTTCGTGGCTTTTTTTACAAAAAATAAATGGCAACATACGATATAAACAAAGAAAGACAAGAGACAAACCTATTAATCAACAAGGGTGTAAACATAGAGGTTGAGCAGACAATCTATGTTAGGCCAAAAGGCTTGTTTGGCTTTTTTAAAAGTCTAATTAAGCAGGTTAAAAAGCTGCAATTTACCATCCATGAACCAACCCTATCAACACTTGACAGGCTTGCAGCAGAGCAATTGGATTTAAAAATAGATGAAAATTTATTGAAGTCCGACAACGCCCTTGCCGAAGCAAAGAAATTGACAGCCGAACACAGTAAAAGAATGGCCAGGATTGTAGCTATTGCCATCCTTGGGCAGGATTACGTGAAAGCGACAAAGAAAGGATCTCATTATAGATACAAGTATGACGATAAAAAGCTTGATGAATTGACAGAATTTCTTTACATGAATGTCAAACCATCCAAGCTGATGCAATACGTGATATTGGTCAACACCATATCCAACCTTGGGGATTTTACGAACTCTATCAGATTGATGTCCGCAGCCCGGACGACGATGCCGATTCTGGTAGAGCAAAAGGAATGCTAAGTCCTTATGGGCGACGGGGTGCAATATGTGCCCACTTCGGTTGGACTTGGGATTATTTGAATAATGGCATCGCTTGGTCAATGGTACAGCGAATAATGGCAGACCTGCCATCCTTCGATTCAAAGGCAGGTGATAGTGGCGACAATGTAAACCTAAACAAGGAAAACGCCGACAGTATTATGAACTACATAAATACAATGATGTAAGATGAACACAGATAACGGAGCACTAGATTTTGATGTAGACTTAAATATACAAAAGTTAATGTCCTCAATTACCCTAGCCGAAAACAGGATTAAAGGCTTCTCAGATACAGCGGTAAACGAGGGCAAGAAAACCGAGGATATATTTTCCAAGATTGGACCTCTTGTGGGTGCTTACTTTGGAGTTGAAGCCTTGAAGGGTTTTGCTGGGCAGCTGGTAAAGGTAAGGGGTGAGTTCCAGAAGTATGAGGCAGTATTGACAAATACCTTTGGTTCCAATACCAAGGCGGTGGCGTCAATGGAAATGCTTACTGATATTGCTTCAAAAACTCCTTTCCAATTGGATGCAATTACGGACTCGTATATCAAACTCGTGAACCAGGGTTTTGAGCCCACTCGAGAAGAGATTATAAAAATGGGTGATCTTGCTTCGTCAACCGGAAAAGGATTTGACCAGCTTGTGGAAGCAATTCTCGACGCCCAAAATGGCGAGTTCGAAAGGCTTAAAGAATTTGGAATAAAGGCCAGCGTGGCAGGCGACAAGGTTAAAATGACCTTCAAAGGACAGACAACTGAGATAGACAAGTCAGCCGAGGCCATGAGAGCCTATATACTTTCTTTGGGAGGGATGCAGGGTGTAGCCGGTTCGATGGCTGCAATTTCTCAAACATTGGTGGGCCAGCTGAGCAACCTTGAAGATGCCTGGTCTCAGATGCTCAATGAAATTGGTACCGAAAGCGAAGATGTTATGTCTGGCTTAATTTCTGGGGCTTCATGGGCAATTGAACACTACAAGGAGATACTTCAAGTACTTACACCAATTGTAGCTACATACGGCGCTTACAAAGCAGCGATAATGGCTGCCGCAGCAGCACAGAAAGCGGCAGCAGCATTCACCTTTGTAAAAGAGTATATGGCAATGGGCAGGGCTTTAGGCTTTGCCACCGCAAACCAGATATCCTTCAATCGGGCAGCATTAATGAACCCTTATGCACTTGCAGCCGCCGCTATTGTTGGACTTTCAGTGGTTATCTATCAGTTTGCATCAAATATGAGTGCTGCGGAGGAAGCCCAGCAGCATCTTAATGATGCAATGGATGACGCAAACGATAAAATTGTCGAAGAGACAAGCAAAGTAACCTCTTTGGTTGATGTTATCAATGACGAAAACAACAGTCGGGAGTACCGAAATAAAAAGCTTCAGGAGTTAATCGCCTTGAATCCAGAATTGCTGCAAGGTCTCACACTTGAAAGCATCAAGACTGACCAAGGGCGCGCTGCAATAGACGCTTATGTTTCATCTCTTGAAAAGAAAATAAAAATGCAAGCTCTTGAAACGGAGCTTACAGAAAGCATCAAGCGGAAGCAAGACGCTACAAACGGAAAGGACAATACTTCGTGGGTTGATTATGCAAAGGCCTCAATTTATTCTATTGGAGGTGGTGCCGGAGGCGCGGCTGCTTCATCAGCAAAAATGGTTGAGTACAACCAAAAAAATAATGCCGATATTATTAAAGCCGAAACCGAGCTTCAGGAAAAAATAAAAAGCAAAATATCCGATATCACTAATGAAAATAAAGACTCGGGCAAAAAGATTGCTGATGTCGTAATCAATGCCGATTATTGGGAGAAACAGATAAAAGCTTCCAAGGAGGCCCTTGATACGCTTGACACTAACTCCTCCACTTATGCGGCTGATAGGCAAAAACTATTAAACACCATTAAAAATGGGGAGTCGGAGCTTGACAGAATAAGGGGTGGCAAGAAGGGCAACAAAGAAATTAAGGACAAAAACAAAGATGAAGTTGACGCCTTTGAACAGGCTCTCAAAGACGAATTGAAGTCCGCAAAATCTGTTCTTGACGCACTTTCCATTTTGGAAAAGAAAAAAGCCGAAATTAAAGGAACCTCCGATGTTGATAAAGGCAAGCAGAAAGCCATTGGCGAAGAGGAGAAAGACCAGAACCAACGGCTTAAAGACCAGACAAGCGATCTCCTTGATACTTATGGAACATACCTATCCAAAAAGCTGAAGCTGGAAGAGCAATACAACCTTGACATGGCCATCCTTAAAAAGCAGCTTGAAAAGGCGACCACCGAGCAGGAAAAGCAGACCATTACCGGAACAATGAGCAACCGGACAAAGAAATATAACGAAGATATTAAACAAGCTCCGGACACCGATTATTCACAGATGCTTTCTGAGTATAGGAACTATGAAGAGAAGAAAAAATCGCTTATTGAGGACTTCGACAAAAAGAGGCAAAAGGCACAGGAAAACGGCAATACAGAGCTAATAAAAAAGCTTAACGAAGCGCAGGAAAATGCCTTATCCGGTCTTGCAGTTGAGAGCCTGATGGCCTCACCCGATTGGAACAGGCTATTTGGAGACCTTGAAAAGGTATCAGTTAGCGAGTTGATAAAGTTACGCGATAAAATTGAAACGGAATTCAGCAACCTTGATTTGACTCCAGATGATTTGGAAGCATTAAGGGCAAAGCTTAATGAAGTAACCGCTCAAATTCAGCAAAGAAATCCTTTCAAAGCCCTTTCTGATGCAATAGCAAAGTACAAAAAGGATCAGAACTCCGCAAACCTTAAAGATATAGCCAAGAGCCTTGCCGGTTCAATTGAAATTGCAAAAGGCAGCTTTGACTCCCTGGTTGGCGCGATGGATACTTTGGGCGTGAAAATGGACGACGGTACACGAAAGGTGATGTCGGATATTTCTAACATGCTTGGTGCTGCAGGTGATATTGCTGTTGGCATTGCAACTGGCAATCCTCTACAAATCATTCAAGGCTCTATTGACTTGCTCGCTAATGGTATAGACCTAATCTTTGGTGGTAAAGGCCGAAAGCTTGACCGCTCCATCCAGAGCCATGCCGGTGAAGTTGAGAGACTGAAAGTAGCTTATGAGGAACTTGAAAAAGCAATCGATAATGCCCTTGGTTCAGATAGGTATGCATCGCAAAAGGCGCAAATCGAAAACCTGAAAAAGCAGCAACAAGAATATGCAGCAATGGCAGCCGCAGAAAAGGAGAAAAAAAAGACCGATGAGGGCAAGGTTGGAGAATATGAAAGCGAAATAAAAGCCAACTCGGAGGCCATATCGGATGCCATCAATGGAATGCGAGAGGAGATTCTTGGAATGGATCTTTCTTCAGCGGCCAATGAACTTGGGGGTGCAATTATTGACGCCTTTGCGGCTGGCGAGGATGCGGCAAAAGCTTGGGGTGACAAGGTAAACGATATTGTTGGCGACGTTATCAGGAAAATGCTTATCCAAAAGCTTGTTGAAGAGCCGGTGGGCGATATCATCAACAAATATATGGCAAAGTGGGTTGACAGCGAGGGCAATTTTCTTGGATTCGATGCCGTGATGTCATCAGCTAGCCAGATGGGCGAGGAACTTTCAGGACTTGGCGCAGGGTTGTCAGCGGCATTGGGCAGCTTACCGGACGACATAAAAAAATACATTACCGGGGATGGTTCTGGCACAGATCCAAAAGCTTTGTCCGGTGCGGTGAAGGGAATGACTGAGGAGTCGGCAAGCTTGCTTTCCGGCTATGCAAACGCAATCAGAATCAACCAAATTGAGTCAATTGCCGTATTACGCAGTCAACTAATTGCACTCAACCAGATAGCCTCCAATACGGCTTACAATATCAACCTAGTTGAGATACTTAGCGTATTGAAATCCATAAATACAACTGATTCACTTAGGTCACAAGGTTTATAATCTAAATAACGAAAAACTATGAGTAAAGTAAGTATACAGCTTGCTTGGCAGGCTTCAAATATAGGTATTTGTAATGAATGGCTACAGGAGTTGAAGAGTACAGAGGACATTGATAAGATGCTCGACATGTACTTGAAGGGTATAGATTTCTGTCTTTCAAACGATTTTCCAACAAATGATTATATCCAAAAGACATTCAAGGGCAAGATGGAGCACAAGGGAATTCACTTGGATGAAAATTTAGTTGTTCAGAATGAAAGCAAGGTGGTAGTCCTGGGAATGTGTACCGGCTTGGTGCATGTTTTTGATTACAACGTATCCGAAGTATTTATAAAGCATAATTCAGATATAACCATTATTGCAGAGGGTAACGCTTTTGTGATGGTAGATATATTTGATGACGCCAAGTTGAAAGTGGTTACCAATGATAATGCTAAGGTTTGCGTGAATAGGTACAACGGAAACGACATTGATGCATACAGTAACGGAAATTCAGTAATCAAGGTCATAAACAAACAGAAAAAAACATACTAAAAATGGCAGCAATAATATATTATCTAGACGGTGTAAGCCTTGCAACATACGGAGTTTATGTTTCGGCATCGGATGGCCTAATAAGTAGGCCAAAGCCAAAAGACCCATCTTCCCAAACTTGGCCGGATTATCATGGAGAGGTTGTGGACCTTACAAAAAGGTACTACGAGAAAAGAAGGATCCAGATGGATTGCTTCATCAAGGCAACCAGCAAAGAAGATTATGTTACTAAAATGAACACCTTTTTAGCCTTGTTCGACGCATCCGGAACACGTCGGCTTATGGTTGTAGTTGGAACTGCAAGCCCATTGGTTTACGAGGTGTACTTGGCAGGCGAAATAGACCCGAAAAAGAAATGGCACGATGGCTCGATGGTTGGAACATTCAAGTTGGAACTGGTGGAGTCGGCACCAATTAAAAGGGTGGTCAAAATAATAGGAACATCGCTAACAATTACACTTACAAGCACAAAGCTGGTTGATATCTATTGGGGCGACGGTACAGTTACAAGAGATGTAAGCGGCACAAGCCAGGCTAAATCTCATACTTACTCAGGAAGCGGAACTTACTACGCAATAGTAGCAGGAAATATCGACGAAATATCAGCATTCTCAACCACAGGAACAGTTATATGGAACAAATTATAGTAACCCACTTAGACGGCTCAACTTTAAAGCTGCAAAGCAGTGCAATTGCGAGCGTAATAGCATCAGCGTCTCAAAACGTGGATCTTCTGGGCAACGACACAGTAAATATCACTGTGGAGTCAGCCGCTAAATTAGTGTTCAACATTGGCGACAAAGTTACCATTATTGGAAGGGATTACACCCTAAATATACCTGCCAAGGAAACAAAAAAGGGTGAAAGGCTATTTGTATACGATTTGCAATTTGAAGGGGTGCAATACGACCTTTTGCGTGCTAATTATAGCGTCAATGTCGATACTACCAGCAACCAAATACAAGATTTAAGCGGAGATAGCTTAACAGGCGATATTAAGAGGTTTCTTGATGTGCTTATTTCAAACGCAAATAGAGTATTCCCCGGCAAGTGGGTACTTGGTACTTATCCGGCCAATACGGAGACAAAGACCTTGACGTTTGGCGAAGCAGATAGTTGCCTTTCTGTTCTGCAATCCTTATGCTCCGAGGGCAACTATAATACGGAATTCAGCATTGACATTGCGGTCAATGGTGTTAGGGCTATTAATGTTGGTGCAACAGGCAGGCTAATTGCTTACACCTTCCAATATGGCAAGGGCAAGGGTATTTATGAGCTTAGCAGGCAAAAAGTATCATCCTCAAATATTGTTACAAGGCTAAACGTATATGGCAGTTCAAAGAATATAAATACCTCCAAATATAGGGCTTCAAAGCTATGCCTGCCAACAAAAAACAAAGCACAAAGCTACCTTGAAAATGCCACTGCAATAACAAAATATGGAATTTGGGAGCAGACAAAGAGCTTTGAAGAGGTTTATCCACATCGCACCGGAACGATATCGCACCTTGGCGGTACATACTTGAAATTCTTGGATACATCGATGAACTTCGATTTAAACGAAAAAGACGTAAACGGTAATTCACTTTATCTTATTCCTGGTACTTCGGCAAAGATTCATTTCAACACCGGCAAGCTTGCAGGTTATGAGTTTGAAATATCGGATTATTTACATCCCTCAAAGCATTTCACGATAAAGCCTTTTACGGATGAAAACGGATACACCTTTCCATCGGCCACGTCATCGGCCTTTCAATTTGCAATTGGTGACAAGTATGTAATTCTTGATATTTACATGCCACAGTCCTACCTAGACGTTGCGGAGGCTGAGTTACAGACAGCAGGGCAGAACTATCTTGATAAGTACAGTCAGCCATTGGTGAGTTATGGCTTGGTGGTTGATTCCTTTTTCCTGAAGGATATTGTTGGAGCTGATGCGTTATCGAATATTATTTGGGTTGGTGATACCATACCAATCTTGGATTCAGATTTAGAAGTTGACAAGTCCATCAGGGTTAAGAGCTTCACGCGCGACTTGCTGCATGATTATTCCTATAATTTGACCATTGCGGACTTGCCTATTACGGTAAGCACCATCAACAGGGTTGTCTCAAATTTGAACGGTCTTGATAAGATTGTCAAAATAAATAACCTGAATGATCCGGCCAGAGCACGAAGGAATTACTTGAACTCTCAGGAAATTTTGGACATGGTATTTGATACCGAGGGAGACTTTTACACAGAGAAAATAAAACCTCTCTCAATTGATACCTCTATGCTTTCCGTTGGTGCAAAATCTATGCAGTTCGGGCTTGAGGGAACTATTTTCCAACCTAATTATGGTGGTAATAAAAATAGAGTAGTTTATGCAGGTGGAACACTTACCCACTATGCTATTTTGGACGGTAGCGACAACCCCACCACATGGAATATATCGGACGGCGACCAGACAATGAACAGCGATGCGGCAAGGTATGTATATGCCAAATGTCTAAAATCAAGTTCCGGAGGCACAATACTTTTTTCTACAACTAAAATTAGTGTTGATAGCGATGCCTCATATTATCATTTCTTAATTGGGATGCTTAATTCCGTTGACGTAAATAATACAAGGGCTCTGGCCCTGATGTATGGCTTCACAACTGTTAATGGGCGGTTTATAAAGACAGGCAGGATCCAATCTGCCGATGGTGCTACATATTTTGATTTGGATGCTGGGGAGTTCAAAGGTGTGTTTAAGTTTACGTCGGGAACAAGTGCCGAAACGGCTGTGGCCACGGCACAGTCAACGGCTGATAACATTCAGGTTGGAGGTAGGAATTTGATAATATCACTTGGGCCAAATGTCACATTGCCAGATCCCAATTGGTTTCATTACGCACTTTCTTATAGTTTGGAGATTGGGAAAACATATATTTTGGGTGGAAATATAAACATACCACCACTAACGTACGGGGTTGTAGGATTAAATAACAACGATGGACCTACAGCGTACATAGCTATTCCTATCAACACGCCATTCGTTGCGACATCTGATATGGCAACAAAGTCCCATATTGTTTTTGCCAACCAAACAGGCTCGGAAGCAATCACACTGACGAACGTAAAGTTAGAACTTGGAAATAAATCAACCGACTGGACACCAGCGACCGAAGATGTTGACGCAGAAATTTCCACCGCACAAACAGCAGCTAACAATGCACAAACAGCGGCCAACATTGCCGCTGCCGCAGCACAAGCAGCCACAATAGCAATTGATGATATGGGTGAAGACGGGTTACTTACTCCAGTTGAAAAAAAAGCGTTGAGCCAGCTCGTTGATAGCGTAATGGCGGAATATTCTCAGCTATTTTCACAGGCAGAGCAATACTCTGATTCGGGACCTATTGAAGGAGCATATAATGCTCTGCTTTCTTTTGTAGGGCCGTTTCTTACCGATATGTCAACAACGAGTGCCGTGGTGAGAGCCACGCTAGAACAAAGGTTTAGCGAGTACTACTCGGCGAAAGCTGATTTGCTTTTGGCAGTAAGTACCGCCATAAATTTGACTGCCGCAACCGCACAAAGTACAATTGATAATTTGACTATTGGCGGTAGAAATACATTTATAAGTACTTCTCGAGTAGTGTCAGCTTACAATGGTGTTCATTATATTGGCGAAAATCCTGAATGTCCTTATGGTTTTTTTGCGGTGGGGGATCAAGACGGGGACAATGTACTTCGTTTTGCAAATGTTATAAGGTCTAATGGTTATTGGACAATATCTTGGGACATGAAAGGAAGTCAAAATATGCCTGTTAGCGTAAGTGCGGATATTTGTGATGGCGGTGGTGTTCGATTTTCAACAACTTCAGATAATAGTTGGAAGCGCTTTTACTTGACAACAAATATTCAAAATTATGGAGATGGTTCGATTTATAATTTTGTCGATTTCGCTAATTTTGATTGGGCTTACTTCTTTATAAAAAACGTTAAAATTGAATTTGGCAACAAGCCCACCGATTGGACACCAGCCCCCGAAGATGTTGACGCAGAAATTGCAACAAAAGCCAGAAAATTCACAGGCACTTCAAACCCAACTACACCCTATGTAGCTGGAAGGGATATCTGGACAAACGGAACAGATTTGTATGAATGTGCAGTTACTAGGGCAACAGGCGCATATGTTACAAATGACTTCGTAAAAGCAACAGGATACGATAACACCCAAACAGCCATAAATGGTGGTCTGGTCACAACCGGAACTCTTCAAGTAGTTCAGGGTGGTACTGTCGCGGCTGGTGTAACGGGCAACGATGCCGGAGATACGGCGGTTCGGTTTTGGGCTGGATCTTCATTGGCAAATAGAAATACTGCTCCATACAGGGTAAAGCAAAACGGTTCAGTGGTAATGACATCGGCAGAAGTTCAAGGTATTATCAACGCATTGACAGGTTCGATTGGAGGTTTTGAAATTGCTACAGGTAGAATAGGTGTATCTTCGGATGTGGACGGCCTTTCAATAATTGGATCGCTTATAAAATTTGCGTCGTCTGGAGTATGGTCGGGGATTGGTACCAATACCGTTTCCGCTAGTGTTGGTTATCCTGTTTTGGCAAGGCACGAACTAAACAAACAATCGGTAAGCTCAAGTGCAGGTGTAGCCGTTTATGCCAGGGCCAAATTTCCTGATGATGGGATGGACTATTGGTACACTAGGAGGGCTATGTGGTGCGATGGTAACTTTTACGGTAATGGCGGACGTGCTTTTTTTGAGAACAAATACATCGGTCAGGCTTATAACGACATAATTGAAAGCATGATAAATGTTACCCATACTTATATTATTACCTCCGTAACGGTCAACTTAATAACCGTAAGGCTTCCAGCCCTATCATTCCTTGATGTGGCCGCTCCAGTTTCATTTACGCTTGAAATAATTGCTGGGAGTGTTACGACTCTTCCGTTTAGGGTTACATCTGTAACCAATGGCCAAATGGTTGACAATAACGGTGCCAATATCTCATATATCGATATGGCCAAAGGTGATGTGCTGCTATTGAAATACTGCAATGGAGTATATTATCGACTTGTGAATAACTCTTAATATTTTATAAATCAATTATGGAATTAGCGAAATTAATAAATGGAAATATTGAACTCGTATATTGCGACCCTAACAAATTTGATGTTGAACTGCAAAATGCGGAACATGAATACGGACAGGCTACCAATATACTTGCCGATGTGCTGATGGCGCAAGAGCTTGATATTGACCTGTTGAAAGATGCAAAGCAATTGGTTGATGATACTAAATTGGCCTATGAGAAATTGCATGAGGCGAACCTTGCCATAAAAAAGAAATACAACGATTTTATTTCTGATGGCTTTTTACCATTCGTAGCGGAGCAGCACCCGAATATTGAAGAGGGTAAAAAAGTTATTGACTCATTCGACGTGAAGGATGGAAAGCTTGTGCAAAGGTGGGAGTTAAAGGATGATAAGAAATATTATCAAAAGCAAATTGATGAGCTGAAAATGAAGCTTGCATCAAGCGATTACAAAGTGATTAAGTGCTATGAGGCCAACCTTATTGGGAGTTCCCCTCCATATGATATCTTGTTGTTGAATTCGGAAAGACAGGCAATCAGGGATAATATAAATATGCTCGAAGGAATTCTCAACAATTTATGATTTTTTTATAATTATTAACGTATCACTGTAGTACATTTATTTAATTTAGCAGCGCCGGGTCACAAATATTTAAAAATAATATGAACGAAACATTTTATAAAATTTACGCCCTTATGTTGGGCTTTTTTATGAGCATATTGGGTTACTTTATTCCTGTTAGGGATATTGTCAATGTATTGCTTTTATTCTTTTTGCTTGACGTAATATTCGGATATTGGGCTGCAAAGAAATTGAGGAATGAAAGATTCTCAGTAAAAATAATATGGTCGCATACATTTCCGAGGATGCTAATATCAATTGTGCTGATCATCGGAGCTTATATGTGGGATGAAACATACGACCTACATGTTCTTTCTACTTATAAAACAATAGGGTGGTTCATTTCGGGTGTTATTCTTTATTCAATAGCAGAAAATGGCTATCACATCACAAAATGGTCTGTATTCCCGAAAATTATTGCAATACTTAAAAACAAGATTAAAGGAGGGTTAACAACCGATCCACCCAACACCAAAAAAACAGTTTCCGGAAAGGTAGAAATTGGCGATAATGCAGTTAATAAATTGGTCAATCCCTAAAATAAATAATCAGAAATTTTGTAATATATTTGTAAAAGTATTTAACAGGAGTTGCGGCCTGAAGAATGCGAAAAATCCCCTCTGATTATTTCCGGGGGGATTAATAATAAAACAAAAAAAGTTTACGATATTATTACGAAGCAAAAATATTTAATTCGCAAGTTGCAAATATGCAGAAACATACATGGTTTAAACCCTGTCATTCATAATCATGAGGTCCCGAGTTCAATTCTCGGTCTCGCTACAAAAAATAAAGCCCGTAAGATACTGATTCTTACGGGCTTTTTGTTGTTATATTGTCAATAAATAATTGCATGATATATGCAATTAATGTCAAAAATGACCCTAATTGATTAAAATAGTTTTACGAAAATTGATACAAAAAAATGTATCACTGTAATACATAAGTAAGAAATAAGTAATATATTTGTAAAAAAAAATTAATTTTATAGCAATGAAAAATAGTAATTTAGTGGGGTCGTATGAGGTAAATCTTAAGCAATATGAAACAAGATCTGGTATTTATTTTTTGTATGATAATGATGAACTTGTATACATAGGACAAGCATTTAATATTAGTCGTAGAATTTTAGAGCATTTGAATGAAGGAGTAAAAGAATTTAATAAAGTTAGGTATAATATTGTTCAGGTGGAGGCTCTAAATGAAGTTGAAACTACATTAATAAGCTCACTTAAACCAAAGTACAACCATGCTCGTACACGCGGATTGGAAAAGGAGTTAGCACCTGTGAGAAAAGGTTCTTTATCATTTAGGCCTGTTGCCTTATTGCACCATTTAAAAAAGCCGGGAATAATTCCTGTTAAAATTAGGTTTTATTTTAATCGGAAAAGTATTTATTTGGCAACTAATATTTACGCTTATCCCGAAGATATCGAAAAAGGGAATGTTGTTAATAAAGATTTAATTAATAAATTAAGACCAATACTTGATAAGTGTATGGAATCGGTTAAATATATACCAAGAGATTCGACATTTGAGTATGTGAGAAATAGAGTTTTATCAATAAAAATTTAATGGCTACTTTTAAAATAAGCATTTTTAAACATCAAAAAAGAAGAGACGACAAATATCCGGTTTCTATTAGAGTTGGATGGCATAAACAATACAGCTACATAGGAACGGAGTATTATGTAACCGAAAAGCAAATAAATAAAAAAACATTTGAACTTAAGGACGTATTTATAATTAATGAGCTTAACAGAAGGATAGCCAAGTTTGAGGATATAAAATCCAAAAAGTTAGGATATAAAATTGAAATGTACTCCGCAAAGGAACTGGCCAAATATTTTATTGAAGAATCAAAGCCAGGAACCGATTCTAATATAAATTTCATTTCATTTTCTCGAAGTTATATAGAAGGTATTAAGGCAAAGGGGCGCAAATCGTCGGCAGCAAATATGAGCAGGACAATTAATGCGGTGGTTGACTTCTGCAATGGAAGGGATAAGGTTTTTATTACAGAGATAACAGCCAAATTTTTACAACAGTTTGAAACATTCTTACAAAGCGAAAGAACTCTAAAGAGAAATAACCAATTTGGGAATATTGTCACCACAAGAAAAAAAGGTCTTGGTGATGTAAGCATTTATGATTACATGAATGATATAAGGGTGCTTTTCAATGCTGCGACGGATGAATTTAATGACGAGGACAAGAACGAGATCCGGATTGCACACTACCCCTTCAGGAAATATAAATTAAAGCAGAGACCGGATAACGAAAGAAGGAACCTACAAAAGGAGCAGATTCAAGCAATAAGGGATATTACTGGTGAAAATCTTAACTTACAGCGGCCATGCTTTTCTCGAGATATGTTTATGCTCTCATTTTATTTGGCAGGTGCTAATTTTGTGGATCTTTTTGAAATGGACAAATATAGTGCTGGCAGGATTTCATACGAGAGAAGCAAAACGAAAGGCCGGAGACGGGACAAAGCTTTTATTTCAATTAAGGTAGAGCCTGAAGTATTGCCATTGATCGAAAAATATAAGGATAAGACAGGCAAAAAGGTATTTGATTTTTATCAAAGGTATTCCGATTCTCATACCTTCAGCAGTAATGTAAATAAAGGGTTAAAGATTGTCGCCAAATTTTGTGAAATAGATGAACCCTTATCTACTTATTATGCCAGACATACCTGGGCCACTATTGCAAGGAACAAGTGCAATATTTCAAAGGATGATGTTGATTTGGCCTTAAACCACATTGACCAAAGCAATAAAATGGCAGATGTTTATATTGAAAAGGATTGGTCTCTGGTGGATAATGCCAACAGGGCTGTGCTGGATTATATAAAAATTTGAAATAATTGTATATAATTTAACAATCAAAATTGTATTCAATTATTTGCCTTTAAACATTCCTCCCCTACCAGTTAGAAGCCAGTCGGCAGATACCTTGAAATCTGAAACCAAATAGGCAAGTGCATCTATATCTATAAACTTGTAACCGGTTCCAGGCTTATTTTGGTCCTTTGAAAATGTACGAAGGTTTGAATATTTGGGTCTGTGTAATTCATGCTCAATACAAAATGCTTGTAAGCTAGCAATTTTACCAGACTCAATGAGCAAATCAAGTGCCTGAAAAAACCTTGTTTGAATTTCATTGGCCTTTTGCCTTACTATTTTTGCGTCCATTATTTTTTAATAGTTAAATTATTTTTAATGGCTAACTTTTGCATGTATTTAGTCATGTCGCCCATTGAAGGTTTTGGGAAGGTATTATCCATATAATATTTACAAGCATTTGCGGTTTCACCTTTTTTAAGCAAAGCAATAACTGAATCTTCTATTTCGGATGTGCCGTTTAAGCCTTTATCAACAAATGCGTCACCAGCCTTAAATTTATTCCCACATTTAAGGCAAGTAAGGTATATATCCTTACTTCCAATTGTACCAGCAAGCAAACCAACTCCTCCAGTCAGAACAGCACCGCCTATCGCTTTAGCAATATTAAATCCGTTTTTTTCGGCGTGTAGCTCTTTTGATTTACACTTTGGGCAACATAGGTATTCCTCTTGCTTTTGGGAAATGGGATTTCCACAATTTGGGCAAGAACCTGCTTTATCACTAACCTGTTTACCACATTCACTACAATCAATCAATGCCATACTTAGATTTTATTTTGTTCGTAATTTTTTATATCCTCCAACATTTTATCATAAAGATGCTTAGGAACTTCCGCTAAAATTTGTTTACCCTTAACGGCTCCTTTTAACTCTGCTAGTTCAAGAGCATTGAATATTTCGGTAGGCATGAAGCGATAATATGCAGGTTTATTATAATAATCGACTACCTTAATTTTAATCATTTCCATTCTATAAAAATTAACTCAAAAAGTATTTAGCGATATATACAATTCCGATTATGACAAGGGCAATAACCCCTAAAATCAGGTTATTTATAAGCCTTTTTTTTATATTATTATCAGAATACACCTATTTTTTATTGATTTCATTTTTTGATTCAATTTGCTCCAATTTCTCCTCAAGCTTTCCTATCTTAATAGTAAGTTCATAAATTAACCTGTCTTTTTCTTTAATTACGTGAGCCGGATAGATCTCCCCTGCTTCAAACATTTTAATAATCTTATCTTTAAATACCTCCGCTCCTATCTCCATCAACCTAGCTTTTGAAATGGGTAGTAAATCTTCATCTTGACCTATTTTCTCTTCTTCATTTAACATATTACCAATTCCGGTAATAACCCAGGCTCTATTTAAATCAGAGCATACACTAAGTATTTTCTCAAGTTTATCGGCACTTGGAACACTCACCGAATTTAAGTAACCATTAGATAGACCACACATTCGTTCAAAATGGCTTTTTTTATACCCTTTGGAATCCCTATACTTCTTTAGTCTATCTGATACAGATTGATTATCAATCATTTGTAAAATATTTTAAAAATAATTACATTTTACTCTAAATATATTTGGATATTATTAGAGGATACACTAAATTTGCATCATGTTATTAGAGTATTGCAAAGATACTATTAGAGAAATAACTAGCAAATAGCAAATATACGTCAAATAATAAAAAAGTAAAGCTTATGGAACAAATTAATTGTATTAAAGTAAAAGATTACAAGGCAGGTTTTTGGAAAGGCTGGCAACAACTACAACTGAAAAATGTTACATCAGCACGGAGAGAACTTTTTGAAGCACTTGGAATACACGAAGATAGCCGAATGAGTTGGCAAAATTACCGAAATGGTAAAACTGAGCCCTCAGCCAGTCGTGCAGCTGCTATTGAAGGTGTATTTGCAAAGTATGGTATAACTGATGTTTGGGGAGGTAAGACAGATGGACAACCAAGCAATTGACAAATTGTTCCATCTCGATCTTGAGATCAGGGAATTAATTGCTTACGCATATGAATTATGCGGAGAATCCGGATTAAATTATTTGGTAACCGAGACGGATCGGATTGTTAAAAACATAAAATCAGGAGAATTAACAAAAAAGGAGGTTTAAAATGAGCGCAACCGCAACACTAACAAAGCGTGAAAATGAAATCGCAGAAATGATAGCCTGGGGGGCTACTAAAAAAGAGGTAGCAATGAAATTGCATATCTCAGTTAGAACAGTTGAAAATACTGCTAGATCAATCTATGAAAAGCTTGGAGTAACAAAATCAAATGAATTAAGTGCGTGGTGGTTTTGCACCGTGTTTAAGATATCATCTGATTTATCACCATTAAGAGACAAAATTGCTGCATTAGCCCTGTTGTTCCGCAACAGGGCAATATTATGCTTTAGCAAATTGCCATTTGACTTTCAGCTTGCGGTTGTTATGGCAGTAACAATAATTGTTATAAGAGTAAAGCTACAAAAATGAAAAATTTACCGGTCATGTATTTTATGGTATGCTTGCTAGCATTGAGCTCAGAGCCAACAAATGAAAGCAATGTAAATTCATTTTTGTTTTATTATGCCGTTATACTAATAAACCTTACTATATCTGTTAATCTAATAAATAGAAAATTTAAAAATGATACGAATACCGGAAACAGAGTTAGAATACAGAAACGCGCTGATAGATGCCGCCGAGGTTGGAGCAATTAAAGCGCTCATAGAGGTTGGGGCACTCAAGCCATACCTGAAGCTTCGTGAAGCACAAAGAAAATATGGAGCTGCAATAGTAAACAGATGGATTAAAGAAGGATTAATCTCACCAATAAAAGACGGAGACTGGAGCGCAAGCGTAAGGATTGACAGAATTCAGATAGAAACAGTGGCCAAGACTGCCAACAGGGCAAGTTATTTAACCACAAACGAAAGAAGTATTTAATAACTAAAACCGCAGCAAAATGAAACAAGTAAAAATTAAACAGTTAACCCTTATAAATTTCAAAGGGCACAGAGGCTTAACCGTAAACTTCTCGGACGTTACAAACATTAGTGGCGAAAATGCCACCGGAAAATCAACCATTTTCGACGCATTTGTATGGCTTCTTTTCGGTAAAGACCAGTTCGACCGCAAAGATTTTGAAATAATCCCTACTCAGGATGGTAAAAGAGCGGATCGTGTTAATCCTGAAGTATCAGCAGTTCTTGAATTCGAAGGCCGTGAGATGACAATTAAGCGCGTGCTTAATCAAAAGTGGGTGCGCAAACGTGGAACCGCTGGCGAAGTATTTGACGGATGCGATACTCTGTACTATTTTAATGATGTGCCTTTAAAAGCTGGTGAGTATAAAGCTCGTATTGATTTGATTATTGAAGAGACCGTTTTCAAATTGATAACCAACCCTTCAACATTCCTTGGCCTGCATTGGACAAAACAAAGAGAATTTCTCTTCCAAATTGGCGGCACACTTTCAGATAATGATATTGCAGCAACCAACCCTGCATTTTCAAAATTGCTTGACCTAATCAATGGAAGGACATTAATTGAGTTCAAAAAGGAACTTTCCGCGCGAAAAAAGAAGTTGAAAGACGACTTGGAAAATATCCAGCCAAGGATTGACCAAACAACCAGATTGATGCCAGAAAATAGGGACTTCAAAGCAATTGAAAACGAGATAGCCGAAATTGATAATCAGATTAAAGCTATTGACTTGGAAATTTCGGACAAAGCAGCCGCTATTCGTGGCCAATATGATGAAATTCAAGGCAAGCAGGCGCAAATAAACGCTTTGAAAATCAAGCAAATGGAGGTGGTTAACGCCTTGGAATCGGCAGAGCAAAAAAAGGTATTTGAGCAAAATACAAAGCGTAATGAAATTATCAACGAGGGAAATGTTGCCGCTCAGGTTCTAAAGAGTGCAACTAATGAACTTGATAGCGAGGTTAGAGCCTTGGATTCGCTTAACAAAAAAAGGGATTCTTTGAATAACGAACTTTCCGAGCTTAGGGCAAAATGGCAAGCGGAAAGCGAAAAGGAATACAAGGAGAAAGAAGGTTGTTTGATTTGTCCGCTTTTTGGAAATGAGTGTGCAGATGCTAACGCAATTGAGCATAGCAAAACGGACAAGGAATCTGCAAAGAAATCATTTTTCGAGGCCAAAGATGCCAAACTTAACCAAATTAACTCAGACGGCTTGGGCAAAAAGGAGCAGCTTACTTTTTTGAACACCGGAATATCTGATGCTGAAAAAAACATTTCTGAATTAACGCTAAAGGTTAAGAATTACAATGAAACCGTTGGGCTGTTAAGGCAAAAGATTGCTCAAGCTCCGCTTGAGTTTGGAAATGCCACCGCTAAAACATCAATACCTGAATGGGTGGAGCTTGAAAGCCAGATAGCCGACATTGAAGCAACGATCGAAGCTTCAGCACCGGTTAACACCTCGGACTTAAGCGACAGGAAATCGGAATACAACCGCAAACGTGACGAGCTCAACAAGCAACTTGGAGACCGTAGTTTGATTGAAAAGTACACAACTGAAGTGAAAAGCCTTGAAAAGCAAGGATCCGATATTGCCCAGCAGATTGCAGACCTTGAAAATACCGAGTTCACTATTGATGCCTTCAACAAGGTTAAGATAGACCAGCTTGAAAGCGGGATTAATAACATGTTCCGGATTGTTAAGTTCAAGCTTTTTGACAAAACAAACGACGGTAACGAATTCGAAGCTTGTATCCCAACCAATAAGGCTGGAGTTCCAATCTCGGCAACCAATACAGCTGAGCAGATAAATGCAGGAATCGATATCATAAGCACCTTATCGAAGTTCTACAACGTGTCAGCTCCGGTATTTTTGGACGGTGCTGAAAGCAATAACAGCCCTATGAAACTAGATGCTCAAATGGTGTTCTTGAGGGTTTCTAAGGAGCAAGTATTAACTATTAATTAATTATTCATTATTTAAAACTATCCGCAACAATGGAAGAGAAAAAAGAAAGAAGCGAGTTCCTGGTTAAGTCAGAAGAGTTTGCTAAACAAGTAGCTAAACTTGTTAATTCAGGCGACGGCAAAAGCCTTGTTATTATAGCAATGGATAAAGGGGAGGTTAACACCGAAGCTTTGATATCCGTAATTGGTAAGGGTGAATTGATAATAGATTCTTTGTGTGAATTCGCAATGAATGGATCAACCTCGGAGATGTTTAGGCAAGCATCAAGGATTGCAGCCCTAAGAAGGTATGCCAGCATAATGAGCAACAAAGCAGAGTGTAACTGTGAGGATTGCAAAAAGGAAAAAGAACTTGAAAAAACAATTGAGAAAGGAGAATAAAAAATGGAGACAAGCAAAAATTTACAACCAGTCCAGCCTACCTATCAGGTAGCAACATTTGATTTCTTTAACCCATCACAGTTTGAAACCATGCAGCGCGTTTGCAAGATGTTTGCCAGCTCGGAGCTCGTGCCAGAAATGTATAGGGCAAGCGAAAAGAATCCTCTTGAAAAGGCAATGGCAAACTGCATGATTGCTGTTGAAATGGCTCAGCGTATTGGAGCGTCTCCACTTATGATCATGCAAAACATGGTTATTATTTATGGTCGCCCTTCCTGGTCCTCTAAGTTCCTAGTGGCCACCGTAAATACATGCGGACGCTTCAACCCTTTGCAGTATAAGATTACCAACCTTGGCGTAGCTGGGAAGGTTCCTTATACCGATTATGTTTGGGATGGCAAGTCAAAGAAGGCTGTGGTAAAAGAGTACGATGCAACTTTGATTGATAACCTTCAGTGCATTGCGTATACCAGTGCAAAGGGCTCAGACGAAGTTCTTGAATCTGCACCAATCGACATCAGGCTTTCAATTCAGGAGGGGTGGTATACCAAGGCTGGAAGCAAATGGCAGACCATGACCAGACAGATGTTGATGTACAGGGCTGCAAGCTTCTGGACCAATGCTTATGCACCTGAGCTTTCAATGGGTATGAAAACCGAGGACGAGTATAGGGATATTATCGACATTCCATATGAGGACGTCACTCCGGTTGCCCAGAAGGTTGAAAATGAAAAAGCCCAAAAGGCCAATAAACAAGTCATCAACATTGACGAGCAGCCAGCAACCGAAGTAAAGGAAGAGGTTAAGGAAGCTGTAAAAGAGCAGGAGCCGGTTAAGCAGGAAGTGAAAAACGAACCTAAAAAGCCGTCTTTCTAAATGGAACTAACTATACTTGGATCGAGCTCAAAGGGTAATTGCTATATTTTGCAAAATGAAAGTGAGGCATTGATAATAGAGGCAGGAATTTCATTGATGGAAGTTAAAAAGGCCGTTCAGTTCAATATTAGTAAAATAGCAGGGGTGTTAATTTCACATGAACACGGAGACCATGCAAAATATATCAATGAGTTCCTTTCGGCTCGTATACAAGTATATGCTTCAAGTGGAACGGTTAAGAAGTTGAACATAAAAGGCAGCTTCTTACCGCTCCTCGTGGAAGCAGGCAGCAAAATAAAAATAGGCAATTATACAATATTGCCGTTCGACGTAAAACATGATGCAGCTGAGCCCATTGGCTTTCTAATTCAGCACTCCGAGACAGGCAACATCCTGTTTATTACTGACAGTTATTACAGCCCTTATGCCTTTGCAAACCTGAACAATATCTTGATTGAGTGTAATTATCGCATGGATATCCTACAGAGAAATATCGACGCTGGTAGAGTTCCGCTAACAATGCAAAACAGGTTACTTGAAAGCCACATGTCATTTGCCACCTGTAAAGAGGCACTATTGGCAAACGACCTAAAAGCGGTCAATAACATAGTTTTGATTCATCTCAGCGATGGCAACTCGAATGCCGAAGAATTCAAGAGAGATATCCGACTTGCAACAGGAAAAAATGTTCACGTAGCTGACAAAGGGCTAAAATTGAAATTTGATAAAACTCCATTCTAAAAATTTAATTATGCAAAGAGAATTAGGTAAAGAGTACAAAGGGTTGCAAAGAGTTTCCTTTTTGAAGGACAATTGCGACAAGATTGAGGAGAAAGGCTACATGAAAAGATTTTCTTCAGACCAGCTTTCAGAAATGAAAGAGCAACTTTCTGAGACTGCAATAAGTATCAACGATATTGAAATCGAAAAAAAAATTGTTATGGAAGGTTTCAAGGATAAAATGAAACCATTAAACCTTGAAAAGGAAAGGCTTCTGATCGGGCTCAAAAATAAAACAGAATTTATTACCGAGAACTGCTTCAAGTTTGTTGACATGGAGACCAGGGAGGTTGGATATTACAACGAGGATGGAGACTTGATTGAGAGTCGCCCTGCCTATGCTGATGAGCTGCAAGGTACGATCTTCCAAATGAAGCGTACCGGTACGAACGATTAATTAATTTCAAAATTAAAAATTAATGAAAAACGAAAATTTAGTAATCAACTTGGAAGATGGCCAAAAGACAGCGGAAATCGTTATCCGCGAGGTTTCAAAGGTTAACGAACTGGAAGTAAAAGCACCTGTAAAAATTAGATTACATGGCACAATTGGAGCTCCGACAGAGTTTCTTTTTAAAAGGAAATCGGAACCTGACCAGATCAACCCTAAAAGGTGCCATGTAATTGTTGACAGGGAAGCAATGCAGATTGTTCTTATAACTAATGAGAATGACGAGTATTTGACAGGATTGGTTTCAGGTGCTCTTGAATCGCATCCAAAGTTCAAGGAGTTTGGCATCAATACCGGAAAGGTTTGGACACCTACCAGCCTTGGAATGTTCTTTAAAATGAACCGTACTTTTTTTACCTCGAGGGAGGATAACATGAAGCTTGTAAGCACATTGATGAACTTTGTTGGAACTGTAAATAATTCCATTGAACGTGCAGCCAACGAGCGTGGTGATAAAACGGATAAATTCGAGCAGGTTGTAAATTCAAACCTACCGGCTTCTTTTTCGCTAAAGATACCCATTTTCAAAGGTATGCCCCATTACAATATCGAAGTCGAAACCTTTGCCCAAATTAACGGCAAGGAGGTTTCATTTACTCTTCTCTCTCCTGGTGCTCAAGCATTGGTTGAGGATATCAGGGACAATGTCATTGACGAGCAGATTGCGCTTATTAGGGATATAAGCCCTGATTTGGCCATTATAGAACAATAATTAATTAAGCCCCGGCTTATTTGTTGGGGCAGTTTTTTAACCGCAATAATAACAACAAAATGACAAAGAAAGAATTAACACAAAAAGTCGCAGAAAAAACTGGTTTAACCGTAGTACTAGCGGCAAAAGTAATTGACTCAGTAATTGAAACATCTATTTATCACGTTTCGCAAGGTGGAACAGTCTATTTAAGGGGTTTTGGAACACTTGGAGCGAAAGTTCGAAAAGCAAAAACGGGAATGGATATCGGAAGGAGAATTCTAGTTAAAATTCCGGAGTGCAGTATTCCATTTTTTAAACCTTCCTCTCTGTTTAAGAAAAAGCTAAGTGCATTAAATAGAGGGTTTTGAAATAATTAACTGTATCACTGTGATACATTATAATTTAATTATTTATATTTGTAAAAAATAGTCCATCGCCAAATGAAAATATTTATATCAATATTATTTAACAAAATACCCCATAAAGGTTTAAGTCCCGGTTTCCGTTTGGCGATGGACATCCGGAATTTTACTTTATGGGGTTCCTTATATCGGCTTTCATGAACATATATGATATAATAAAATCATGGTACGAGTTCAAAGCCGAGAATAGTAAAATAACCGGCAATCACACGGACTTGTTCTTTTACATCCTCGACCTAAACAACCGTTTGGCCTGGAAAGAGGTATTCGGATTACCATCGATTGAGACTTCTCAATTTTTAGGCATCGGTTACAACACCTTTCGTAAAATTTTTGATGATTTGATAGACCTCGGAATCATAAAATTGATAAAAAAGGCAGCTAACCAATACACTGCTAATCAGATATCTATTGAGCCGCTGTGCCAAAAATTGTTGAAGCAACCAAAAAGCACTTACAAAGCATTCGTTAAAGCACAGCAAAAGCAAGTTAATAGCACTTGCAACATAGATATACAATATTACAATAAGACAATATTACAATTAGACATATTAAAAGCAGAAAACGAAATTTTAAAAAATAAAATAAAAGAGCTTGAATTAAATCAGGAAGCTAGTAAGGTTTCAATTTATTCAAATGAAGTTACTGAGTTAAACGAATGGTCAAAAGAATTCTTTCACGAAAAATTTATTGGCGAAAATTCGCTCGACTCATTCGACAAACTTATTCGCATTGATAATTACTCCGCCAATGAAATTAAAGCTGCAATTACCTGGGCCAGAAATGATGATTTTTGGACATCAAACTTCTTAAGCCCTTTAAAATTAAGAAATAAGGATAAAAACGGAGTAAAATACATCGATATTTTTTTAGCTAAAAATTTAAAGAATGGAAAAAATAGACCAAGCAATAAAGAGGCTTGCACCCAGCAACAACTTGCCGAAGTTATCATCGCAGAGTTCGGCAATCAAGGTTAATGAAAACGGTGAAACCTTCATGTCGCTTTATTCTGGCGGTTTAACCGTGCCTATCATTAGTTCAAGTATGGCAAAGATAAAAGCTTCATTTCCTGCTCTTCCGGTTGAATTCTTTACGGTCCTTTCAAATAGGATTAAAGAAAATGGATTCAGTGATGCCCGTCTTAATGATGCTGTTGCGCATGTCATTGATAACTGCATTTATCCAACACCAACAATAGCACAGTTTATAAGCTTCGACAAAAAGGTAAGATTACTTACTTACCACCAGATGCTTGATTTGTGCGATAAATACGGCGGTGGTGTTTGGGATACATATGAAAAAAAGAAAATTGGTGAAACAATGTTTTGGTATTCAAAAGCAGAAAACGCAAATCTATGAGGGTAATAATCACAGGCAAGATAGAGAGTTATAAAGGAACCTTTCAAGATATGATTTCAATAGCTGAAGAACTTGGAATGAAAGTAATATTTCAAACCTCGGAAAATCCGAATTTAATCCCTTTTATGGTAAAGGAGGCTATTCTAGAAGTAACAGGAATGTCCTTCGAAGTATATACAGAAAAGAACAGGTCCAGGAATGAATATTTTGCTCGTTTGATATTCGCGCATCAATGCATACACAGAGAGTGCATGACGATATGTGAGATTGCTGCCGCATTAAAGCGTAATGAATCAAATGTCCAAAAGTATAAGGGAAAATATGAAATTGAGATGAAAGTAAATAAGGGCTTTCGCAGGAACGCCAAAAGAGTAAATGATTTTTTGAATAAATGTGTATCAGTGTAATACTTTAAATTATTAATTATGAGCGTAAACAGAGTAATTTTAGTTGGGAATGTGGGGAAAGACCCAGAGGTTAAAACAATTGGAGCCGATACCAAAGTGGCCAAGTTCTCCATGGCAACATCGGAAAGCTACAAGAACAAAGCAGGTGAAAAGGTAACTGACACCACTTGGCACAATATTGTCGTTTGGAGGGCACTTGCCGGAATAGTTGAAAAGTATGTTTCCAAAGGTTCTAAACTTTATGTGGAGGGCAAAATATCAAACGAAAAGTATACCGATAAGAGCGGAGTTGAAAGGTATACAACCAATATCGTTGCCGAAAACATTAAACTGCTTGGTGGCAAAAAGCAGGAGTCTGGAAGCAACGGAACTGCTCAAGCTGCATTGCCGGAACGAGAAAACGATTATCAGAGTACTCCTGAAGCAGGCGACGATTTACCCTTTTGATTATTCGCCGGATGAAACAAACTATATCAGGCCAAGCTCCAAGTAAGTCAAACTGCTACAAGATAATCACGCTGAATGGGCATGGCAGTTTAGCCAAAACAGCGGCTTTAAAATCATACGAAAAAAGCTTTTATCTGCAATGCAATTATTATAGAAACAAAGCAATCAAGGGATTATTTGAAATTAATATCAGCGTATATAATGCTTCCCAGCGTCCTGATCTTGATAATGCATTTAAGGTAGTTCTAGATTGCCTTCAAGTTTGCAAGGCGATTGAAAACGATAGGAACTGTGTTAAAATAGTTGCTCAAAAATATGTGGACAAAATTAACCCAAGGATTGAATTTGAATTGACCGAAATATAATTTTTAACTACTTAATAGAAAGTAAATGGCAACGCTTCAAATAAACAACCAGCCAGCCGTCAAAATACTTGCACGAAAACTTAAAGAACTTGACAGGGCGATACTTTTTGACTGTGAAGGCGACAAAGTTTGGCTACCTAAAAAATGCGTCAAAATAATTGACAACGATACCACCCTGGTTCAGGAGTGGATTTATAAACAAAAATTTTAATAATCATTTTAAAACCGCAACAAGATGAAAAATAGCGAAATTTTACAAGAAATTAAAGATCATAAATGCAGCAATGTAATTTTTGAAGGAGAAATATTCAGCATAACTAAATGCTCGAATGGCTCCGCTTTTTTGATAAAGGACATGGTAAGTGTTAAGGATATTAATGGCAAATCAGTCAAAATATCAAAATCGCAAGTGGAGGAAGGTCTTATCGCTTACTGGCAGGAGCATAATGGCAGTTTTATTGAAGCTGCAGCCGCTAAAATTGTTGCTAAAAATAAGAGTAAAGAACTTTCTCTGGAAGGTATTTTAAAATATCACGCAACAAATATTCAAAGCACCTTAGCTCCATACCTTGATTCTAAAGCACAAGCTGATAGTATGATGTTTTCAGGTCAAAATGAAAGTGAAGACATCGATTATTTATTAGAAAAAAGTACCAATTTGTTTACTAGTGCGATGGAATATGTTTACAACAATTCAAAAGCTAAAGAGCTAAGAACATACGATGGATTTTTTAAGTATATGACTGAGGAGCTATTAGACCCGTATTATATTATTAAATGCTATTATGGAAACGTAATTTGTGACTTCGTAGATGATAAAACAATTATTTATAAGGGTCGTACTATCGTGTTGAAAGACGATATGTATCGAATAGGGGCATTTGCATTTAGGATGCAAAGTGAAATGAATTTAATAAAATCAGGAATGCATACCAATGGACTTTTTAATGGTGAAATGAAGTTTGAGAGCTTTCCTATCGCTGACTTAATGCCTAAAATATGAAAAGACTAATACTCATTAGCCTGCTGATTGTTTTAAGTGGCCATAATCCGGCCACAATATCTTTAAAGGCAAGCGGGATTAAAATCAGTATGGCAAAGGATAACTCCTACAACTATGCCATTGAAACGATAAAGAAATGGGAAGCCTTCAGTCCAATCCGTTATAAACTATTTGGCGATACATATATCGGTTATGGGCATTTACTCAGCGATATTGATACCATTTCCATTGTTACGGAGCTGCAAGCTGATAGCATTTTGAGATCCGATTTCGATAAAGGGTTGAAATATTTGGACAAAATTTGTCCAAAACTTCCAAGACATAAAAAAATGGTACTCGGCATGTTTGTTTTCAACTGTGGTATTGGAACTTTTATTCGAGGCAAGCTTTATAAATCCATCCAGAGGCGTGACTCCGATTCAACTATTCAAGGGCTTTACATGACGTATATTTTCGCTGATGATAAGCTATTGCCTAAGCTTGAGCAAAGAAGGATTGATGAATTTAAAATATGGACAAAATGAGTAGAATTTTTAATGAGCTGGTTTTAATGGCCAAAATGCACCAGTCATACATACAAGATGAAAAAAACAAAATTCTAAGAGAATGGGGAATTTCAAGAGCCTACCCGAGAAAGAAAAAAAAGGCCTTCCGCAAAAAACTTAATTTGGACTGGAAACTTATCAGCCTAATGGATTTTATTTAAAATTTGGACAAAATGAATGGAATAGTAAGCTTTAGACTATGCAAGCTTTCAGATGAAGAGCTTTGTAGAAGGGTAGACGAGGGAACAGATGAAATGTTTAAATCCGGGAAAATTCCGGTAAGACATATTCCGGCACAGGTTGATAATGATTACGACTTATTAGTCGGTGAATTAGTACAGCGATTTATGGAGTTGAAAAATAAAATTTGATATGATAACATATGTATTAATGGTAAGCAGGGTGTTCCCCGCAACGCATAAAAGGAAGGGTGACGAAACCCATTTTGAGCAAAAAATCAAAACCGCAATAGAGCAATCTGAAGAAATTGACGAAAATGGAGCTTGCTTTCCTGGCATGTGGGATTTTGACCCAAAGCCCCACACCATCAGAGCAAACTATCCAATTTGGGAGAAAAGAATCAAAGCGATTCAAGAGGGTAAGGCAATTCTATCAATTAGATATTGGGAAGGTATACCCTACAATTCTAAGCAGGTTGAAATATTACAGCTTGACAAGGATTATGGGATTGGGGTGCAAAAGGTGTGGTTAGATGATAATATTTCAATTCCGGAAGTGATTAATGATTGTGAAGAATGTGGTAGCAGTGGCACTGTTATGATCGCAAAACTTTATCCAAATGGTCATACCGAAGTGGAAGAAACATGCGATAATTGCAATGGAGAAGGATGTACATTCGACAAAATAGACGCTATAGAACTTGCCAAAAACGACGGATTAAGTTATGCCGACTTCAAAGATTGGTTCAAAGGCTATGACTTGAGCAATCCGATGGTTATTATTCATTTTACCAAATTCAGGTATTAAGATGCAAACGAAGCTAAGAGAAACCTACAAGTGCGACCATTGTGGAAAGTGGTATTTGAGCAAGCATTTTGCAGTTAGGCATGAATTGATGTGCAAACGAGACCCGGAAAATTTCAGGCCGTGTTTTGATTGTGAGCACCTGACAAAGAAAGAGACTGAAATTTGGATTGGTATTGATGACTACCACACGGGCGAGCCTATTTATGAAAAGAAAGAGTTTCTTTTTTGCTCTGCTAAGAGTCATTTTATTTATACACCGATAAACGAGCTGAAAGGCAATTTTAACCATTATGACAATGAAGGTGGGCACTTAGAAAATAAGCCAATGCCGAAAGAATGCGATATGCAAAAGAATTTATGGACAAAAGATAAAGATTTGCCCATATTTTATGGAGAGCGTTGACGTAATGAGAAGCCGGTTGTCGATCCCACCTTGGTGGTCGTTCTTGCGCAGGTTCGAATCCTGCCCTCTCCCCAAATCATTCTAAAATATAAAACTACAATAGTTATCAATTATGAAATTAAGATGCCTCGGGGTGCTATTGACCAATATCGGGGCTGACAGTTATTAATTTTTTTAAAGCACAAATTATGAAAAAAGAAGAGTTAGCATTAATGTTGAACGGTAGAAATCGCCGTGATGATATGACAAAAGACGAGGACAGAATCGCAATGGAAAGCGGCCTTGTAGTAATTTTTGGTGCAAGCGATGATCTTGTTGAATTCAGGGGTGCAATTTATGACGAAATTGGCGCTTATGAAGGTACAGATTTCATTATAGCCACTCCAGGAATGGAGATCCCCGTTGACGAGGACGAGGAGACATATAGAAAGGCAAAAGAGCTTGAACCTCTTGGAATTGAAGATGAAAGTATAACCACAAAAAACAGGTTTAAAGCGTTATGGTGTCCTGAAGAGCTTGAGTGCTCCTGGCTAATTAAAACAGATTTGCCACATGCACCATTCGACATCATGGAGGATGGTGAGCTATTTTGCCGAGGTCTTGTAATCGAGGTAGCCGACCTTTCTTAATTATGGAAGAGTTCATTTGGATATCTAGGTCCGGCAAAGCCTATTTCTGGGAGCAGTCAAAAGGCCACTACATAACCGGCTTTGTATTGCTCGTAAATTTCAAATAGGTATAAATAATTCATATCTTTTCACAAAAGTCGTATCACACTGGTACGGCTTTTTTTATTTTTGTTTGGATTATAAACCAATAAAATACATTACTATTTACAATGGGCAAAACTATTGAAACTAAAATTGATAACCTTATCCAAGATAACCTCAATGCAAATAAAGGCACTGAGTTTGGGTCGCACCTGATGGAGAAATCTTTCAGGGAGCTGGGAGCAGGTCGCTCTATCCTAATAGATAAAAACAACCGAATTATTGCAGGTAATAAATCCACAGAAACGGCAGCTGCTATTGGGTTACAAAACGTAATAATTGTCGAAACAGACGGAACTAAGCTTGTTGCCGTCAAGCGGATGGATATAGACCTTGATTCAAAGGAAGGCAGAGAATTGGCGCTGGCTGACAATGCCACCAACAAAGCAAATTTAGAGTGGGACGACGAAGCCATTCAGCAGATTGCCGAACAATGGGAGATACTTCCCGAAGATTGGGGAATCAAAGACTTTCCTGCAGGTGAGGAAAACGATCCGTTTGATGACAAGGGAGTTTCCCCAAAAAATCAATATGGTGTTATCGTAATGTGCGAAACAGAGGAAGAGCAAGAAACATCTTTTAACCAGCTTGCGGAAATGGGATATAAATGTAAAGTAGTTGTTGTATGATAGTTGAGGTCAGGAATAAAACAAAGGATTTCAACGGATATAGGGCTTCTCGCGTGAAGTCTCTTTTTAACGCTGAGCGTGGAGATTCATTTTCTCTTGATGCCAATCTTCCTGTTGAGGACATGGATTGGCAAATTGGTCTTATAGTGGGACCTTCCGGAACCGGTAAAACATCAATTGGCCGTCAGCTTTTTGGAGGTGGTAAAATTGTTGATTTGTACGCAGGATGGGACGAAAATGAACCAATTATTGAAGCTCTAGTCCCTGGCGCCGATTTTAATGGCGTAACAGGTGCATTGGCAAATGTAGGTCTTGGAGATGTTCCAAGTTGGTTAAGGCCTTTCCATGCATTATCGAATGGTCAGCAATTCAGGGCCGGTCTTGCAAGGGTTATTGTCGAAGGTAATGACGAGGTTATTATTGACGAATTTACGTCAGTGGTGGACAGGCAAATTGCTAAAATTGGTGCTCTTGCTTTTGGAAAAGGTTGGAGAAGGAACAACGGTAAAAAGTGTGTGCTTTTGGCGTGTCATTACGATATTGTCGAATGGCTTCAACCCGATTGGGTTTACGATACCGGAACAGGTGTCTTTAAAAAAAAAACGAAATTGGAAAAAGACCAAGCTTCGAGTTGGTCATTCGGAAGGTCGACCAGTCTTACTGGAAGCATTTTAAGCCACATTATTATTTAGATCTTCCTATGCCACCAGCAGCCGAGTATTTTATAGGAACGGTCAACGATGAGCTTGTTTGTCATTTGGCGGTTTGTCCATTTTTCACGGCAAACGCTTACAGGGCAACTAGATTGGTGGTAATGCCCGAGTGGCAAGGTGCAGGGGTAGGTACAAAGTTCTTGGAGTGGGTGTGCTAATATCATGCAGAGGGAAATGGTAGATGTGGCAAGAAACTGCCAACATTATTCCATACAAGTCACCCTCAATTAATTGGATATTTAAAGCACTCCACTAAATGGGTATTGAAAAGCCAACAAATGTTTGGTGGAAACAAGGCTAAAAGCAGTAAAAGCATTTCAAAAGCGAATCAAAAAAAGTTGCTTGCCGGAACTGCAAAGTCGGAGTTGGCCGAGAGGGCTAGCACAACAGGATATGGCGGTCACTTTAGGGCAGTTCAAGGCTTTAAATATTTAGGTAACAGAGGTAAATAGTATGGCTTTAAAAGTAATTATAGCAGGTCAAAAATATTTCGGTGCGCAGGTCTTAAGGCTTGCGCTCCTAAAGGGGTGTGAAGTGGTTGCCGTTTCTTGCCCAGTTGGAGATAAGTATATTGGTAAGCTTGCAGCCGTTAATGGTATTAAGATAATTCCATCCGGCTCATTAAATTATGAAACGATTCCAAATGACATCGACCTTGGTATAGCTGCCCATTCATTTGACTATATCGGAAAGAAAACCAGATATAAAACTAAACTTGGGTGGATTGGCTATCATCCTTCTTTGCTTCCACGGCATAGGGGAAAGTCATCAATAGAATGGGCAATAAGAATGGGCGACGCAATAACAGGAGGAACTGTTTACTGGCTTAACTCTGGCCTTGACCGTGGCGATATTGCCTACCAAGATTGGTGCTTTATTGACCCAAAGTTAAGACTTAAAAACCCTTACGAAGCTTCAAGGGAATTATGGAGGGAAAGCCTTCTTGATATTGGCATTAAGCTTTTATCTAATGCAATATCGGATATTCAAAGTGGTAATATAATACGCATTCCTCAGGATGAAAAGTATTCGACTTTTGAGCCTTCAACAGAGCTTGAACATATTTTTAAACCTGATTTGTTAATGCTTAACCAAGTTAACCATGTCTAAGTATTCGAAAAAACTCGCTAACAAGATTTGTTCGCTGATAAAGTCGGACACTTATACTATTGCAGAAATATGCCTAAATGTCGGAATATCAGAACGTTCATATTATGAGTGGCAAAAGAACAATGCAGAATTTGCAGAACTTTTGGCTAAAAGCAACGACGACCGTATGAAATTCTTTGCAGCCGAAGCAAAGAAATCACTTTTAAAAAAGATTCAAGGATACACTATTCAAGAAAAACGAGTAGTGATGATAGAGGGTAAGGCGGATGGAGAAGGCAAAACAAAACCAAAAATTAAAGAGCAGACCATCATCGACAAACATTTCCAACCGGACACGGCAGCCATCATTTTCACATTGACCAATCAGGAGCCCGAAAACTGGAAAAACAGATATAACAACGAGATCACCGGCAAGGATGGAAAAGACCTTTTCGCAGGAATGACGGACGAGGACTTGAATAAAAGGATTGAAGAGTTAGAAAAAAAATTAACCAAATAGTAATTAATTATGCCATACTTAAACGACAGAGTATTCGACAACGGCCTAACTGTATTAGATACAGAAGCCAACAGGATTGACATTTGTGCATCCGAGCCCACCACATTTGCACAAGCTACCAGCACCTTAACCCTTGGGAATAAGGCCGGAATTTCAATTGGTGCTCCACAAGACAGGTCCGGAGGTGGACGAGAGGTGGTAGTTGCTGCCATTGCTGATGGAGCGGTTACCGCAAACGGAACGGCGGCGTTTGTTGCCATTACCGACACAGTCAATTCAAGGCTATTGGCGGTTCAGGCATTAAGCGCAACCCAAGTGGTGACAAGTGGCAACACTTTTTCATTGAACAGCTTTACAATTGGCATACCAGATCCAGCCTAGTTATGATAACAAGTCTGAATGATTGGATATCGAGCCAGCGTGAGAGCTTGATATATAAGCGGACAGCATCAAGGACAGCAGTGGCTTTGATGCTTACTTCCGTGTTCGGCCAAGCCGGATACCCAGGTGCAGGAACATTGGCAGGAACAAATACGGCCAATGGCATAGTTCCAACCGATGCAACGGCAGGGGCAAATAAGATAACCGATTTTCCTGCAAGCGGAAAGGGATATTTGTCGAAGATAAATTTCTACAACTCCGTATTGTCGGAGCTTTATCTTTTTGATATTTTGTTCAAGGCAGGTGCTTACTCCTATAATGCAAATGTTACACTTTCGGAGCAACCATCGTTCCAAGGCAGGTGTCCTGATAACTCGGGTGGTTCAAATTGGGGAAAGGGCAACATGATAGTGCTTGAGCAGGTTGGAGCGTCAACAGGAAACTTAAGTGTTGCAGTAACTTATACCAACCAAGACGGTGTTACAGGCAGAACTACAGGAACAATTGCCACGGGTGCGGCATTTATTGCAGGACGTTGCGTGATACTTCCATTACAAGCAGGAGATTATGGTGTGCAAAAAATTGAATCTGTTGTTGGTACAGTTGCAACCGTTGGAACTTTCAATATTTTGGTAGTTAGGCAACTTGCCAAGGAAAGAATTCGGGTTGCGAGCGAGGGTATTACGCTTGACATGCTTAAAACGGGAATGCCTGAAGTATTCCAGGATAGTTGCTTAGTGCCTTATGTTAGGCCAGATAGTACGGCCACAGGATTACCAGAGGTAGAGATTGATATAAGCTCAAAATAGTACAATGGCATATACGGATGATTTTCAAGGATATTCGGCAGGGAATTTAGCAGGGCAGGGAAACTGGAATCTCCATAGTTTCTCTTCACCCCAACTTATTGACGTTGGCGGAAATATAATGGTTACAGGTCAACCAACAAACCTTTATAATGACTCTGTTGCCATCATTTCTGGAACCTTTCCCACAGACCAGTATGCAAAAATCACAATTTCAGAAATAACATATACAAAGTATGCCCTTGTAGGTGTTATTGTTAGGGCATCTACGAATAATTACTATGGCTTATATGTAAGGGGAGTTGAAATAATTTTCGGTAAAAATGTAGCAGACACTTGGACAAATTTAGGGTCACTCACAACCACGGTAAATGTAGGTGATGTTTTTTATCTTGGAGTGGTAGGCTCTACAATAACTGTTTTAAGAAACGGCTCACCGATTTCTGGAATTGGGGATGTTAACGGCCAATTAACAGATACTTCATTGACATCAGGAAATCCCGGTATAGTAACATATTTTGATTTTGTAGAAGAGAACACAAAAGGGGATAATTTTGAATGCACAAGCCCTCTTGTAATCATGCCTCCAAACGTAGGTACAAATTCACTCCTACAGATAGGATATTCTTTTTCGATTAATCCTTTCTCAATACTTGAAGGTTACGAAAACAGGCTTCTTATTGCAGAGAATGAGGTATTTGGGCAAACAATTACTTCGAATGATTTAATTGGGCTAAGCCCGATAATTGAGCAGGCCGTGCTTTCTGTTTCCGGTGGAGGAAATGCCGCGTTATCCATTGCAACTTTGAGCACTGCATTTCCAGCTGTAGGACAAACCTTATTAAAGCAGGGTCAGGTACTTGTAGGCAGCAACCTAACTTTTGGGCTGGCCTTGTTACAGGCAACACCAATACATCAAAAGCAATCATTATTAGCGACCTTATTTGCAACCGGAGCTCCAAGTGTTCAGCAAGCTGCAATCAAGCAAGTTCATACTATAATTGGAAATGCAATATTAGCAGGCCTGCCAATAATAGCGGAAGCTATTATTCACCAGAAGCAATCATTATCAATTGCATCAATTACTATTGGCCTCCCTGGTATTGCAGCTGCATCTCTAAAACAGGCACAATCATTTTTGGTTAACGATATTACAATTGGCTTACCATTTATCGGGGTTGTTTCCCTAAGCCAGAGGAATTCTTTAACAGTAAACGGATTAATATCTGGCATCCCAATTAATTCAGAGGTATACGTCGTTTCGGGCGAAGTTGATGGATTAAATGTTTCAAATTATTTAGCCGGAGAACCAATATTTCAGCAACCCTCTTTATCCCAATTGCAAAGGATTGAAATATTGAATGTTTTGGCCAATACTTATTTTATTGATAGGCCATTACTGATTGAAGGTGTTATCCCTGTTGGTGAGACATTTATCATGTATTGGTTCAAGTGTCCTGTTGAGCTGGATTATAAATCAACTTCGCCGATAGAAACAATACTCATGGACAAGGTAGAAATTATTCCGGAGGAGAGCCAGGTTATTCCAATGGTAACCGAAGTAAAATTAAAAGCACCAATTGAAACAACTATAAACATATAGCAATGACAGAGATACCAATAAGCCAGACATGGTTCAAGGTAATACTTGACACTCAGTTTGCAAATGAAGTTTTTGAGAACGCGAAAACCATTGAAATGAAGTTTAAATCCCCATCCGGTATAGAAACAAAGGTTGAAGCCGAAAGAGTTGGCTTAACCAGCGAGATTCAGTATGAGCTTGAGGTGGATAAAACAGTGCTCAACGAGCTTGGACAGTGGGCAGTTTGGCCGTTCATAACTGCTAATGACAATAGAGTTGCATCGCCAAAGAGGGCAATTCCCATTATTGTCATACCAGAGGGAACGGTTTGAAATAATTTATCTGAGTTATGACAAAGGTAGAGAAGTTGGAATATATGGCCGCATTAAAAGAAAGGTTGCTTCGTGAAAGTCGGAGCAGCCTTTTGACGTTCACCAAAGCCACTATGCCAACTTTCGAACCTGCTGGTTTCCATCGCCATTACTATAACGTGCTAACAAAGTTTGCTGATGGTAAGATAAAAAAGCTAATGGTGTTCATGCCTCCGCAGCACGGTAAAAGTGAAGGTTCTACTCGTAGGTTGCCAGCTTTCATAGTAGGTAAAGACCCAAACCGGAAGGTGGCCGTTGTATCATATTCCGCTCCAAAGGCCCGAAAATTTAACCGTGAGATACAGAGGGTGGTTGACACCCAAGAGTATCATGAGATATTCCCAAATACATTGCTCAACGCTTCGCAAGTCACAACCATTGCAGGCTCTTGGCTGCGTAATGCGGACGAATGTGAGATAGTTGGTCACAGGGGCGGTTTCAAAACTGTTGGCGTGGGTGGTGCATTAACCGGCGATCCGGTTGATACGCTTATCATGGATGACATATACAAGGATGCAAAGACGGCCTGGTCTCCAACTGTAAGGGAAAGTGTGGAGGACTGGTATGATACAGTTGCTGAAACTCGACTTCACAATGACAGTCAGCAGCTGATTGTTTTTACTAGGTGGCACGAAGCTGATTTGGCAGGCAGGCTATTGGAACAGCAGGGTGTGTATGATGCGGTCACAAACCCTCGTGGATGGGTTGTTATCATATACCAAGCTATCAAGATGGGCAAGGCAACCGAGTACGACCCAAGGGAAGAGGGAGAGCCGCTTTGGCCAGAAAGGCACAACTTAGAGAAGCTGGAAGCTGTAAGGAGTAGAAGCCCTCACGTGTTCGAGAGCTTATACCAGCAAGACCCCAAGCCATTGCAAGGTTTAATGTATGAGAGGAGCTTTAGGGAGTATGAGATCATCCCATACAGCCGGAAGATGGTCAAGAAAGCATACATAGATACCGCTGATGAAGGCAAAGATTATCTATGTGGTATTTGCTATGTTGAAACCGAAACCGCCAACTATGTGACAGATATCTTGTATACTCAAAAGGCCATGGAGTACACGGAACCTGCAACGGCTGATATGCTTACAAGGCAGGAAACAAAGGAGGGCGTGATTGAATCTAACAACGGAGGTAGAGGTTTTGCCAGGGCTGTTGAAAAGCAATGCAGGATAATTGGGAATGATAAAACAGCGTTTAAATGGTTTCACCAGAGTGACAATAAGCATATTCGCATATTTTCAAACTCTTCAGCTGTTCAAAACCTTGTTTATTTTCCTAAAGGCTGGGATCGGCTTTGGCCTGCATTCTACAAGGCAATTACAACCTATATGAAAGTTGGAACCAATGATCATGACGATGCACCCGACGCATTAACCGGAACTGTGGAAAGGAGAAGCAAGAGCGGTTCTCAGAATTTATCAGGAATGTTTTAAATATTAATTAAATACGTATCACACTAATACAAATCATAATGGATGAAATTGAAAAAAAGATAAACGAGGCCATTGCCAGTGTATCCGAGACGAATGTTGACTTCGGGAAGCTTATATCCGAGTTGAAGTCAAAGAGAGGCATTAAAGATCCCGAATCGGATACCTCAAAAAAGCAACTCGACCCATTAACGCATGATGTCTTTGATAGGGTTAAGAGGAAAGACAAAAAGGTAAAGATAGACCTCGAGGATCTGGATATTGAAAATGTCGTAAATGTTACCGGCACTGAGCAGAATTCCGGATACAGGATGGAACTAGTTGCAAGGGTGGCCTTGGCAATTCAAAAGCTTATCGTAAAGAGGGCTGTTTCCTTCATCTTTGGAAACCCTGTTACCATTGAAGCCGATGCTACAAGCGCAGACGAACAAGCCGTGCTGAAAGCCTTAAGAAAGGTTATGCACGACATAAAGGAGAAGTCCGTCAACCGCAGGGTTGCAAGGCAGCTTTTCAGCTGCACCGAGGTTGCGGAGTTATGGTATCCGGTCGAAAAGGTACACAAGGCTTACGGCTTCCAATCCAAGTACAAGCTAAGGTGCACCGTGTTCTCACCCATCCTTGGTGATAGATTATATCCTTACTTCGATGATTCGGGAGACATGGTTGCATTTTCAAGGGAGTTTACCATCATGACCAACAAAGTTTCAAGGAACTATTTTGAAACTTATACTAGCAATGCCCACTACATGTGGGAGAATGGCCAGGACGGATATAAGCCTGTGGAAGGATATCCAAAGGAAAACGCAATCGGCAAGATTCCTGTTGTGTTCGGCAACCAGCCAGAGGTTGAGTGGTCTGACGTTCAGGTGTTGATTGACAGGCTTGAAAAGTTGCTTTCAAACTTTGCGGACACAAACGACTATCATGCGTCGCCAAAGATTTTCACCACAGGTACAATCCTTGGTTTCGCAAAAAAGGGAGAATCGGGTGCGATCATTGAAGGAGAGGAGGGCTCAAGTGCCCAATACCTATCATGGGCGAATGCTCCCGAAAGTGTTAAGCTAGAGATTGAGACACTTCTCAGGATGATTTACACCATCACCCAAACACCCGACATTTCATTTGATGCGGTTAAAGGCCTTGGTTCAATATCGGGCGTTGCTCTTAAACTTCTCTTCATGGATGCACACCTGAAGGTTGCCGATCACCAAGAGGTTTTCGATGAATACCTACAAAGAAGGTTGAACATTGTCAAGGCATACATCGGAAAGTTCAACACGAAGCTTGACGACACCGCACAGGATATGCAGGTTGAACCTGTCATCACTCCGTATATTATCAGAGACGAAGCGGCAGAGCTGAAGATATGGCAAGATGCCAATGGTGGTAATCCGATCATATCACAAAAAGCCTCATTTAAAAAAGCTGCCTTGACCTCGGATCCGGATGCCGACTATGAGCAATTGCAGTCTGAACAGGATGCGGCAACCAGCAGGCAGAACAGTTTCGTAATGGGTGAACCAACACAAGCTTAATAAAATTACAGATGGAAAATAAAACTAAAAAAATCTATGTGGTAAGATACTGCGTAGGAGTAGACGTACTGGGGTTTCCGGTTTACGTATTTCACTTTTTATAAGATGGCAAAAAAAGTAGAGATAAAGGTTCTGGTGGATTGTAAGCTATGCCAGTTCAGCAACGGAATAGTTGATAATTGCATGCTTGAATGCTCTAATAAATTGGCCAATCCCAAAGGGCACAAGGTAGGTTCATGGCTAAAAGAATGCCGACACTATAAGAAAAGAAAAAATGCCTAAAAAGGAAAAGAAAAGGGGTTTTACCATACAAGGCTTTGATGCCGAACATTACAAGCAAACCGAGGGCTATGTTAATGCAATTGACGAACTGTACAACACAGCTATAAGTGAGTATGCTCAAGTTGCAGGCAAGGTCAAGCTGAGCCCCTATAAGCCCTTTTCTTTTTCGGACTATCCGCAGGCCAAAGCAAAGGCAAACCAGATAATGGCTGACCTATCTTCAAAGATGAAATCGGTCATAGTAAGGGGCGCGAGAAACCAATGGCTTTATGCTTGTAAAAAAAATGACAGCTTCTTAGAATCTATCATTAATACTTCAAAGGTACCAAGAAAGACCCTTGAAAAGTGGCAAGATTTAAACCTTGATGCACTTGGCACCTTCCAAACCCGAAAGATTAACGGCCTTGGTTTGTCGGATCGTATCTGGAACTATGCCGGCCAGATGAAAGACCAGATGGAACTGGGTATTGATATTGCCCTTGGAGATGGAAGGTCAGCACAAGCCCTTTCGCGCGATTTGCGGCAATATCTTGTTGACCCCGATAAACTGTTCCGCAGAGTTAGGGACAAGTACGGTAATTTAAAACTTTCCAAAGCTGCAAAAGCCTACCATCCGGGACAGGGAAAGTACAGGAGCAGTTATAAAAATGCCATGCGATTAACCAGGAGCGAAATAAATATGGCTTATAGGGAATCCGATCAGCTCCGTTGGCAGCAGCTTGATTTTATTGTCGGCTTTGAGGTTAAGCTTTCAAACAATCATACCCTTAATGGTATGCCTTTCTCGGACATATGCGATACCCTTGCAGGAAAGTACCCAAAGGATTTTAAGTTTGTGGGCTGGCATCCTCAATGCCGGTGCTTCAAGGTTCCTATCATGATGGATAGGGATGAGTTCAATACAGATGAATTGAATGAGTTGAAGGCTGCAATAAATGGAACTGAGTACAATAAACTCGAGTCGAGAAATACCGTTCCAGACCTACCAACAAACTTCAAGGATTGGGTAAACGATAATATAAAGCGCTCTCAAAATTGGACTTCACAGCCCTACTTTATTCGCGACAATTTTGAAGGTGGTATCCTATCAGGAGGTATCAAGCTTAAGCCTGTGGAACCAATCAAACCAACAAAACCTGTTAAGCCTATCAAGACTCAGGCTCAAATTGATGATATCCAAAGCAGGTGGAATACAAGGGTTGCAACCAATACTTATGGCAGTCAAATAGAACAGCTGCAAAGCGAGTTTCCAACCGTTGACGCCATATCGGATCATGTTAAGGCTATAAAGGCACAAATCAAAGCCGGTGCTTCTGTTGACCAAATATCCTTAATGGTTGACGAGCTGAAAAACAAGGTGGAAGTCAAGAAGGCATGGGATATTAGATTGGAAGAGAATAAGCTCGGTAAACTTATCCCAGATGTGAAAGGGTTCAAGGCAAAATTCAAGGTGGATGAGTTGCAAAATGTGTACAATGCTGTTGAAGCGAAGCTCGCAACAATTGACGGCCTTAGCCTTGAGATGCAAAAGAAAAAGCTTGAGTTTGAGGTTGATTTTGTAGAGCAGAAAAAGAAATACAGCACTTGGGAAGTTGCCCAAGGCGCATACAAGAAAAAGCTTGTAGAGGTTGAATACAAGATAGCCAAAAATGAGGTTTCCGAAAGTGTTGTTGATTCGTTCAACTATGCCAAGACAACGATGTCCAAGAACGTCAAGCAGATGGCCGCTGAGCTTAAGGATCTGCTTGATAAGAATGCTCCACTTGCGCAGCTTGAAGCAAAATCAAACGCTTTAAATATCGAGGTTCAGAAGCTTGAAGCTAAGAAGATAGGCAAAAAGGCCAAGGCCGGAGCGGTTAAGATTGGAAATATCGACGAAATAAATTATACCCAGGACAGGAAAGATAAAGCATTCTGGGCATTGGTTCCGGATGACGCCGACAATAAGTTCAGGGAATATCTTAAAAAGACCTGGGCAAAAGCCAGCATAGCGGAAAAGCAAGCCGCTTATAGGTATACGGCTGGCAGCGGTGGGTATAACAGGCCTCTGCGAGGATATGACCAAAGCTGGTACAATTTCAAAGGTGTTGGTAAAGTTAGCCTGGACAACGAGGGCATGGCATACAATATAAATGCGCTCTCATCGCTTATAGAAAAATCAACTTATGATTTTGATACCTGGTTACAAAGGGGCGTTGACTCAAAGGGTATGGCCGCGAACCTTGGCCTTGATGAAAAGGTGTTTAGCGCAAT